CTTTGCAACGAACAGAAAGGGATTGTGAAATTCCAAGAATAGAATAGTTTAGTTAAGTCTAGTTTAGTTTTTGTGTTGATCGGAAGCCTGCGAGCGAGCATGAGCTTCCGATTTTTATTTTATTGATACACAGCATATTAAAAGCACAATCGAACTATTTTTCCTATCAATTAGTAGTCTATAATAGAGAGCAAAAACGTCACTTTTGACGCTATAAAATGGTCGGATTATGGTCGGAAAATTCCCGGATTAGAATCTGATTATAAGTAAATTACAATAGGATGTTAAAAAAATAATGGTCGAAAACGCCATTTTTACCCTAAAAACACAAATTATGGCTACATTAACATTGGTAATAGTTCCCGCAAAAAGGTTATCAGACGGGACACACAAAATAAGAATTCGAGTCGCACACAACTCTGAAACGAGATTCATCACCACGGATATAGTGGTAAGGGAAAACGAGTTTAAGAACGGTAAAATAGTACACCGTCCAGACAAGGATTTTCTCAATACAAAATTACAACAGCTATACAACCTTTATTTCAAACGATACATGGAACTGGACTACCCTGATTCACTCACGTGCACGCAATTAGTCAAAATGATAACTAACCCGTTAAACGGAGAAAAGCATCGTAAGTTCGAGGATATCGTGGATGAATATCTGTCCCAAATAGATGAAGAAGAACGTACCAAGACATACAAACTCTATCGGCTGGCCACAAACAAGTTTATGCAATTCATCGGGAACGGTTCTCTCATGGAACATATTACCCCTATCAGAATGAACCAGTACATATCATGGCTCAAAAAGACAAAGCTGTCAAGCACCACAATCAACATCTACATAACCCTGCTAAAGGTTATCATTAACTATGCTATAAAGATGAGATACGTCACCTACGATATCAACCCTTTCATCACAGCCAGAATTCCATCAGCCCAAAAGAGGGAAACGCAAATCACCGTCGAAGAACTCAAGACAATCAGGGACGCCAATTTAGAGCATTACAATCTCAACGTCACACGGGACATTTTCATGCTTACTTATTATCTTGCCGGCATGAACCTAGTAGACATACTAGCATACGATTTCCGGACGGATGAAATAAACTACATCCGAAAAAAGACCAAAAACACCAAAGAGGGGGACTCCCTGATTTCCTTTTCCATTCCCGAAGAAGCAAAGCCCATTATAAAAAAGTATATGAAAAAGAATACAGGGAAAATCATATTCGGGAAATACAAGAACTATACCTCCTGCTATAACCTGCTGGCCAGGAAAATCAGTCAATTAGGCAAGGTGGCAGGAATCAGGCATAAATTCACCCTATATTCAGCCCGCAAATCTTTCGTCCAACATGGATATGACCTGGGAATTCCTCTTAGTACACTGGAATACTGTATCGGGCAATCAATGAAAGAAGATAGACCAATCTTCAACTATGTCACAATAATGAGAAAACACGCTGATAAAGCAATCAGGGAAATACTTGACAACTTGAAAAATGAATAATCACATATAAAATAAATCACTAAGAATTTGCATAATAACCAAATGCTTATTATCTTTGTAGTGTCAAATAAGAGTTCTTAATTTTAATGTTTAACTGATGAAAGATGAAGAAAAAAAAGAATTAGAACAAGAGTATGAGAATTTAAAACTTCTCGCTTCATTTCACGAGGCCTATGGGGTTCCTGAAAATGCCAAAGAACGGGAAGCGCTTATAAATGACATACTCGATCGGATGAACGAAATCCAAGAGAAATTAAAAAAGTTGTAATTAACATCCCTCCCTTCGGGGAGGGACAAACATTAAAAGCTATGATAGATTGGAATGATTGCCTGCCAACAAAAGAAATGCAGGCTGACTTTGAAAGATTCAAAGAACTAAAAACCACAGAAGAAAAAGAAGCTTTCAAAAAGGAAATGCAGGATAAATATAATAAGCTACCGGAAGCCCAAAAGGAAGCCTACAAAAAAGCATCTGAAGCTGGGCTAAAAGCAACAGTAAATGCCTGCAATGATTATATAGAAAGAGCGGAAGAAGCCATATTACGTGATAAACTTGGAGAATTGCCCGAAGCAATCTCATTCAGTTATATTGCAAAGAAATATTTTGGTAAAAGTAGAAACTGGCTATATCAGCGTATTAATGGGAATATAGTCAACGGGAAAAAGGCTCGCTTTACTGACAATGAACTCAAAACGTTCCTGAACGCTTTGAACGATGTTAGCGAAATGATTCATCAGACATCATTAAAAATCAGTTAAGCTCTTATTTGACACCATCCCTGCATTGAGCCGATGCAGGGATTTTTATTGTCTAATCGAAAAATAATTGTATCTTTGCAACATCAAGATAATACGGACATAATTCGGATTATTTTGGTTTGACTTTGGTGAGGGGGTGGTTCCCCTCACTTTTTTATTTCTACCGAACATTCTATAGTATATTATTTTCTGAAAGAATCACATTGTACAATTTTTCCAACAAACCACTAGAGATATATTCGTTTTTGTTTGCCTTTTGAAACAAGACTGGTGGAAAATGTATATATTCCATTCGGCGGGATACAGATTCATCATTTATCCCCTCTTTCAATCGCACATCTTTCAACTCAAGGTTATTGAACAAATCGGCATTCAAGTATAACCTTCGTGTCTCAATTGTTGATAATGAACTAAATGAGTTAAAAAACAACAACACAAGTTCATACTTTGACAGTTGCGCTCGAAATATATTCGAATATTTTAGAGGCGAAGTGAATTCCGAAGTCATTTCCAAAATATAATAAGCATTCCTAAAATATGTGCCAAGTTGATTTTTATATGGGGCAAAACAATGATCAGCGGCTTTAGCACAAGCTTCAGCTATGGGCTTGAAATTATTCTGTTCAAAATAGATCTTAATCGCATTTAAACAGAGGTAATCATAGGTGTTTATATGTACAGGATAAATATTAATCTTTCCTTTATGTATTCCAAATTCATGCTCTGAATAAATGTTGTTAATAGCAGTATTCAATTGACCATACATAAGCATCCATTGCTCTTTAGACATACTCTGGGGAATAATCCTCCTTACAAATTCCTCTTTGGAAAAATTCTCAGGAATACCTCTTCTGATTTCCAAATAGAAAGTATGATATAACTCTACATAAATCTGTCGATAAGTTTTTTCTGGTGTACAAAACTCATTATAAGGAGTTATTTTCCATTCACATTGTTTTTCATCATATACCCAATCTATTCTTTTCACTTGCAAAGCATCCCGATATGAAATGAAAATCCTAAGCAATTCAAAAAAGACTGCTCTATCCTCACTATTCAAGAATTGCTGTTTATTCTGTCTTAATGTAAATAAAACTCCGACGAATGCTATTAATCCGGCAATCGCTCCTAATAGACTTCCAAACTCACCCCAGTCGGTCTGTTTATCCGCAAACTTACCTTTGGTCTGAATAAAATAGAAAGCTAAAATGACTATTATAATTAATATGAGGATGACAGTTCCCCAAACGAGCCAACCTTTTACATTTCTTTTCATTCTTATCATAAATCAAAATCTAATAAGTTTTAAAACAATATTATCAATTCAAATATAATCATGATTTTGATAAATAAAAAATATTTCCAGAAATAATAGATTCCAAAGGTACTAAAGTTTGTTCCTATTTATCACAGCAAACAATATAATACAAGTGCTCACCAATTATAGCTATACTTGACTTAAAAGAAAAGTTCTCACTTTTTTATTTTCCCGACCGAACTTTTCAATTATATATTAGTACTATCTTATGTAACCCTTCTGGAGAGTTTGTTGATTCGTGTGTTGTTGATTGGAAGGATTACAAAAACAAGAGGTAGCTTATTGGGCTACCTCTTCTAATCCTATTCATCAGGTGTTATTATAGGAATATCTCCTTTAAAAAACTGTGGCGGTATTGTTAAAGTCCCTACTACATTCCCCAAATTTGCAGTAAAAGTTGTAATAAAGGAACGAATATAAGGGAACATAATTGCAGGTGCATTAGCTGTCAGAAATTTCGCTTTAATATCCTCTGTTATATCCTCACTAAGTTTAAATTTACCTATAGCACGCAATGATAATAAAAAATAATTCTCATTGGAAACAGTAACTTCCATTACAATACTAAAAGTATCTCTTTTTTTCTTATTAAGAAAAACAGTAGGCTCACATTCTATCTCGACATCCATTTGTCTCCCTCTAGGAGCCTTGGCCTCAAATGTGACATTTACAATATCGACGCCATGAAAAGAGAGTTTTGGTTGAGTATTGACTTCCATTATGATGCGTTTAATAAATCTTCAGTTAAAGAAATATGGTTATGCATATTGCTATTATATCTTTCCTTATTTTCAATTACTTTTACGGAAAATTCAGAAGATACAATTTCCATTTGTGTATAATTACAGATTTCACCGACAAAATTGGATAACGCTTTTGCTTTTCTTTTCATAATCCAATCAGTCAAGCTTTCTGTAGTCTCATTTTCAAGAGCTTTATCAAGCTTCTGCTCTAACTTATTCAAGTCTAACATAATAACATTGTTCTTTAGTTAGCATTATACTCATCCTTAAATATAAAATCTGTTATACAGGACAATTTATAAACTACTGCCTGGATTCTTTTTCTATAAGGATATTTATTTATCAAAATAGAATCCCCTGTGGGTAAATCTTGAAAGATTATCCCATCTAATTCCTCTGTCCACTTAGCTTTCTCATTTATATACTCACAAACATCTTCTACTGTTGCTTTGATACCTGTCTTTTTCCAAATACGTTCTCCAACCTTGTCTATTTGTGACCGATAAAAATTATAATGTTCCTCATTAAAAACTGTATTCAGAAAATTCTCAGTTTCAATGTTTGCTTTATATATTTCAAAAGCACCTGTGCGCTTTTTGGAATTATATCCCCACGATACAGCATCAGTTTCTTCATCCCAAAAATAGTAACCACTACCTAACCAAGCATCATTCCTACTACAAATAGCAGGTCCTGATAACCTGAATCTTCTTTTCTCTTGGGTATGATACATTAAACGTTTCAAATCAATGATTTGTTTTTGCACCAAGCTTATATTAATATTTATTTTTTAGCTTTATCGCTACGTTGCGACAAAGCTAAACATTTAATTTTAAAGAAACAAATTTCATTTTTCAAGGAAATTTTGTATAAAACTTATACGTGTGAATGATTGATTGATTGATTGATGAACTAAAATTGCAATAAAACACTACTAATCAGCGATATACACAACTAATTTATCTCAATAAATGAATGATATATTCATCTTGTTACTGGGGTAATGTTAATACATTTTTAACACAATAACTTCGTAATCATCATTAATATTGATATATTGTTGACACAAATGAGTTATCAAATATCAATACACTTGTAATTTTGCCTAAATATCTATTTGAAGGCTACATTACTTCATTTTTAACCCATATATTATCCAATTGATAATGCCCAATAGAATTACTCCAATATAAATCTTATCTTTATGAAGCTTCCACCATGATAGCTCAACAACCTTCTCTCTTTGATTTAGTAAAGCATTCACCTTATTACTTATAGTATCAAGTCGATTCGAAAATTGTTGCAAGGTAATAGATAATGTTTCATAAACTTCGGTCCGTTCTTGCTCCTGTTTAGAGGCGGTGGTAGTACTTTCTTTGACTGGATACTGTTTTCCGGTTGAATCCGGAAGCGACAAGTAAACTGTTTTATTCTCAAATTTCAGCTCACTCAACTTGTCAGTAGTAATTTTCGTCTGCTTATTCACATCCAGCCGTAGTGATTCAATTAAGTTTCGCAAATACAAGAAATCCCCTGAATAGTCAATCTGCTTTTGTGACTCAATGTTATGAGAAGTTTTGCAAGAAGTAAACCATATTCCTGACATCAGGAACATGGTTATATAGATTAGCATTTTCATACTTTCAGATATTTACAAATACCTTTCACATGAAGAGAGACAATAGTCCGTTTACCTTCTTCTGACAGCAGGAAATCCACATCTTCTTTGTTATCCTGAAACAGATTCTCCGTCAGAACAGCCGGACACTTCGTATGCTTCAAGATATAAAAACTACTCTCCTTATCTGGATCACCGTCTGCCATATCCTTCCGTATCTTCATTCCAGGCAAGTATTCTTCAGCAGCCCCATACAGATAGTCAGCTAACTTATCGGCTTTTGTCTGCCCCACGCTAGTCCATGCCTCCCAACCACGTGCCTGCATCCAATTTGAGCCATTACCGGCTGCATTACAATGAATAGAAATAAGAATTGCTTCAAAAGTCTTATATTCATTCACCCGCCTACAACGTTCTGACAAAGGAACATCTATTTCCTCTTTCACGACCAGTTCCGCATCAATACCTAATTTACGCAATTCAAATACTACACGCCCAGCAATTTCACGGGTATAGGAGTATTCCCTTAACCTGCCATCTGGAGAACACTTACCCGGAGTATTACTACCGTGACCGTTATCAATCAATATTTTCATATCTTTCCTCTTTATCTAGTTCGTTTTCGATTCTATCAATAATTCCTTGTACATGTGTAGGCGTAGCCCGCTTAAATTCAAAACGTATTACATGGTAAATTATACGAAACCCTTTGTTTCTAGGATAAGCAATAATCAGATTCTTAAATGCGTTCTGAAGATATACATAAGAAAATACATACGTAATAGTCTTAATAACTAACAATGAGTTCTCACCGTCTCCTATCAAGCTCATAAAGGAGAAGACTACTTCAATGATTATAAGATAGAGAAGAAGTTCAACCAAGGCATTTTTAAACTTATCCCACTTAAAGTTTTTACAACGTATAATTGAAACACCATCAGCCCTCATTCCGCACCAAATATTAAATCCAAACATTATAACTAATGCTATAAGAAAACCTTTAGTCGGCGTTAAATAAGCAAGAAGAGAACTGAACATCGAAACGAAAATAATTCGTATCTGGTCTACATTAAATAGCTCATATAACCATCTCATAATATTAATCATAAAGTTACTACCAATATTGAAAACACAGTAATCAGCCCAGGAAGCAAAACAGTAGCTAATGCGTCAAGCCAATCAAAGATGAACCCGCACTTTTTCTGAATGTACTCAACCACTATTGCGGCAATGGCGGTTGTCGTTAAAGAAACAATAGCAGATTTACAGAAATCAATGCCTAATAGAAGGAAACAGAAAACAAGCATTACAACAAAGACGAACATCCCGGCTTTGGCGTGTGCCGGTCGGTTAGATTGCAAAATCCAATCATACAATACTTTTATACCCATACTCATAGCGTTTAATTATTAATAAAATATTCTGTATGGAACAAATGTATTGAGTATAATAACGAGTTTTACAAAAATGGAAAATCTTGGAAATCGATTCTATGATAAATATCTATAAAACAAGACATTATAATTTTCACTTTTTCCATAAATAAAAAAGGGATGCTTGAAAAGCACCCCTAAAACGACCAACAGATTGAACTATTAATCCGTAAACATATACACGGAAAGGTCAACCTTTTCTATTTCGTCAGAAATCGTATCTCCATACATTGTTAGACACACCCGATAACGGTCAATACTTCTTTGAATCTGTTGCAAGGTAGATTTCTCGGGATATTCCGAACTGGCAAAAGTTACCAGTTCCTCACCATTCTCACTGGTACCAACCACCCGGAAGTGATGACGTACAATCCAGGTTCCGTCCGGCTGTTGCTCGATAGGCTTAGCAATCCCACGCGGTAAGATATTTTTTTGATCCATGTTTTTTGATATGTTTAATTAGTTGTTTTCTATGGTTATATTTATTCTTCAATACAAACTTTTCAAAATGTCCTTCGATATAAATATATTCCCACCATTCAGGAAGTAACATCGCTGCAATTTTACGACGGATATTGTACGTTGCAAAGTGTTTCATCAGGCCATAATAAGAGTTCATCGTACTCACAAACTTCTCAACATACGCTTCTGCAAATCCATTTTCAGCTATTCTATTAAATTTCCTGACAGCGTTATATGTGTTACCAACCACCCTGTTAGATACATAAATTCTACCCGGCAAAATGAACGCCCCAACAAACAAGACTCCTTTCTTATAATGCTGAAGATACAGTTTGCGTGGATGCAACCGTAAAAGGAGTTGTTCTTTCAGGAAACCATCAAGAAGATGGACTTTGGACAATATTTCTTCCGGTGATTTCACTACGATACAAAAGTCATCAACAAAGCGTACATAATACATGAATCCCAATATTTCCATCACGAAATAATCATATACAGACGCCAGAAAGTTGGCTATGAGTTGTGACGGTAGGTTCCCGATAGCCACTCCTCTGTCAGGATCATTATGAAACAGACTTTTATTACTGGGAAGTCTGTCCCACATGGAGACGGGAGAGCGTCTGATACACTTATTTTGTGGACAATGAAAGATAGTAACGGCTAGAAGGTAAAGCAAACATTCAATATCATCGCCTTTATAATTGTCCCTTACGAATATGTTCAGCATCTCCCATACCAACGATTTCGAGATAGACATGAAGAAACTGAACAGGTCATCTTTGAAAATGTACGCATCGGCAGTATAATTCTCACTGACCTCGACTATCATGTTATTCAGATAGTGCACGGCAGACAAGCATCCCTCACCCTTCCGGCAGTTCTTGGAGACGTTTCCTTGTTCCCGGAAGCGTTCCTCTAAGATCGGCTCGATACGAAGAGCGATCCAGTGATGGACAACGCGATCAATAAAAGCGGCGGCAAAGACTTCCCGATATACAGGGTAAGTCCGTATGAATACTTTTGAAAAGTCCGGTACATATTCACCGTAAATAATAGAATACCATAGCCGCACCAATGCGGACTGATAATCATTATAGAACTCAACACAATCCGTACTCGTTCTTTTCTGTCTGGCACAATCTTCGGATGCTTCGAAAATACTGCTAAGAAGTATGTCATAGATTATATTACCTGTTGCGGCGAGGGGACGAACCCGGTTCGCGTTCTGGCGGTTGTTCGTGTTGACGTTGCCGTTGTTGAAGTTCACGTTCCAACTGCTGGAAGCCGTTGCATCCGCTATCTTAGTCTTTCCCGGCTCATCACCGGGGGGATGCCCAATAAATAATTCTAATTGCTCACCCATAATCTCCGTAAAGATTACAGCTCCGGCTTTGCGACTTGTTGCGATCCGTTAGCTTTTTGCCGTTGGAGATCTGCAACCGTTTTTTTGTACCAGCCGGTACTTTGTTTACCGATACTCTCTGCAAGCAGACAGATTTCGGCTGTTTGAGTCAGGCTGGTCAAATGTCGTTCTTCACACACTCTTAGCAGTAATTTCAATGCATCAAACTCACACAAAAACTTCATCAGATAATCTGCACGGTGCTCAAGGTTCATATCTGTATTTGCATAACGGATATATTCGCAACAATGGACGGCAAGCATCATCAACTCCGTACCAAATTCATACCGGAACGCCTTGGGGAATTGTTGCCGGGCATCAATGATAAGGTTCAGAAGCTTATACATCGAATTTGATATAGGAAGGTCTTGTGTAAGTGCCATGTTAATTTTTTAATATTTTAATGTATGTATTAGAGGGCGCAAAGTTAATAACTGTAAAGCAATTAACACAATTTTAGCTCAAAAAAGTGAAACTAAAAAGCCCCTACCGGGGCTTTTATTTAGCTAACTCTCTAAGGGATAAATAATTAAAGGGATAAAGTGTTTATTGCGGCGAGGGGACGAACCCGGTACGCGTACTGGCGGTAGCCCGTGCCGACGCTGCCGCCGCTGAAGTACACGCCCCAACTGCTGGAAGCGTCATATTCGGTACTAGACCAATACCAGTCATTTGTAAATATATTTTGATTGCCAAACATAGAAGTTATGAGCTCATTGATTTCGGTTTTATACTTGGCCATAAGCATAAGTTCACCCAATGCGGGCAGGTTCCACACGGTTGTATCTTCAATTCCGTCAGATTCAAGCGTACAGGCTTTATAGGCTCTGGCAACTTCGGCGGCAGGGGCGCCGACAGTTCCCTGGGTGTCCTTGACGCCTGCAAGGGTTTCTATTATAACATCGGTATTTTCCTTGCCGTCGAAGGTATCATAGAGTCCTTGGTTACCACTGCCGTAGTTTTTCAGGCCGCGTAGGTCGGTACCGTAGCCACCCCATTTGAACGTTTTATTGCCGCCTGCGTCAACGCAGTCGCTTTTGGCGATAATGAACTGGTGGCATTCGGCGCGAAGTCGGATGCCGATACGGATATACTTGGAGCGATTATTCGCGCTCATGGAGTTCCATTCGGAAGCCGTGAAAAAGACTTGTTCACCGTCTTCAATCCGGAGCGTAGCCAAAGAAAGGTCAAGAAGCGTACCTGACCATTGCATATATTTGGCGATGTCGCTTGCGGGGGTGTTTTCATTCACGGTTGTAAAACCTATTGATTTTAAGGCTTCTATCTGGTCTTGTTTATTCAAGCGCAGAAGCATGGCGTTGGCGATATTTTTATCCATTTTATTGTATAATATTAAGTTAATACTATTCGGAAGCAACAGCTCTCACATGAAGAAGGGCTGAATTTTTGTTTTGATTCGTAATACGCCCGGTATTCAGTTCGAACGCCCAGGCGGAGTTAGTATCCCAAATTGTTGATGACCAGTAGTATTTATCAGTCATCAGCATACTGTCACTACTCCAAAAGGTACGCATCATCTCATTGATTTTATCGCGGTAGCGGTACATCAGAAGCATTTGGCCGGATGAAGGAAGGAACCAGTTGGATTCATCCTCGATACCGTCACTTTCCAAAGTGTAGGCACGGTATGCACGGGCGGCTTCGGCAGCCGGCGCACCGATTACACCGCTATTGTTTTGGTCTTTCAGGCCGGTGATAATCAGGTCGGTATCTTCCTCACCCGTGAAGCAGCCGTACATGGCACCCAGTCCTTTTTGGTTCAGGCCGTCTATGGCTTTACCCTGACCGCCCCAATAGAAGGTAGTAGTCATATCGGCATTATAGCACTCCTGGGCGGCGATTACGAAGGAGTGTCCATGGGCACGGATACGAAGCCCGCGTTTGATATACAGTTGCTTATTAGCGAGCGTAAGGGAGTTCCATTCGGCAGCAGTAAAGTATGCCTTGGAGTTATCCGAAATACGATTACAGGCAAGATGCAGATCAAGCAGACCGGCGGCCCACTTGATACGTTGTCCAAATTCAGATGCGCGGGAATTCTCGGTGACATCCGAGAAGCCCACGGCGTTCAGTGCTGCCACTTGTGCCTGTTTATTCAAGCGAAGCAGCGTTGCGCTTTGTTCATTCGTCATAGTTACTTGTTGATTAAATCATTAATATCCATATTGTCTTCAGCGAAGCGTTCGAGATATTCTTCGTAGGTTTCGCCGTTATAATATTCAAGGACTTCATTGATGTTGTCCAGCGTTACGTTATCGTAGTACGGTTCTCCGCCATAAGACTCATTATTGAACCAGTTGATCAGGTCGATGTAGGCATCTATGACGGTAAGGATGACAAGGCCGTCAATACCGGATTCAAGGGATTCGATTTCATCCGTTTCACGGATAACTGTCAGTTCATACGTGCCGTTGACTACCGGTTTATCCTGTCTGTTGCCGTCCTCATCCATTCCGGCAACTCCATATTCGAGAATGGCAAGAAGCTCGGAGCCGTCAGCCTTCAGGGTCATGTTCGAGATACGGAGCATGGAAAGTTTACGGGATGCCGCTTGTGAAGCGAGGACGTCACGGAGCATCTGAATGGCGTCAAGTTGAGGCGACGTTTCAAGACGCAGGCGTTGGACGTTCGGCATGGATTCTATTTGCAGGCCGGACGGGGCGGAAAGACCGGTATAGGTCAGTTCAGGAAGACCGACAAAACGGAGGTTTGTCATTGTTGGTGGAAGAGAGATGTCATTAATCGGAGAAGTCTCTGCAAGAGTGATGTTCTCCAGTTTGCTACCGGACGCATTGATATGGGCGATACGTGGGCATTTGTCGGTAACGAGCGTAGCGATTTGTGTGTTCCGGATATCGAGTGATACGAGGAAGGGCATTTCGCCGCAGTTCAGCGAGGTAAGCGGTGCGTAAGAACCGATGGATTGTTCTGTATGGGTGTCAGAGCCCAAGATAAGGGTTTCCACAAGTTGCATGGCGGAGAAGCTCACCGTACTTGACAGGGAGATTTCAGACAGGTCGAGCAGCTTCATGCGGTCAGCCTGATAGATATACAGCAAGGCGCCTTCCTCATGTGAGAAGTTGGTGAATACATATTCTTCGCCCGCTTCAAGGAAGCAGCTTTCGGAAAGGTTGCCGCTAGCGTCATTGCCGACACCGAAGTAACCGTTTTTAGCAGCGACAATCCGGATGGTGGCGTTTGATTTGGAAGATACGCGCCCGGAAATTACACCGCTGAAGAAATCACCAGTTTGGAAATAGCCGTCACGAATACGCCAACGTCTTTCGATGAAAGACGGAAGGGCGGTAAGTCCAAGACCTTGCAGGGCATAGAAGTAAATAGCATCAGAGGTGGCGGTATAGGAGATGTATTTCCGTTCACCGTCGTAAGAACTAACCAGTTTCTGCCATTTTTTGAGCCGTTTGTCAATGAAGAAATGCGTAGCTCCTTCGGGTGAGAACGGGTGCAGGGTGACGCCGTCAATGGTCGCCTGAACGTTACGCATGGCGGCGGCAACGGTACGCAGGGAGAGTTCCGTACCGGATGAGTCAGTCCACACTACTTGCTGGAGATAGATGTTATTAAACAGAACGGAGCCGTAGCCAGCATAAGGGTTAGTGAATGTTTCATCGCTCGTCCGGTTGGGGTCCACCTCGGCATCAACCGTGCAACCACCGTCGTTGTCCTTGCTATTGAGCGTATCGCAGTCATAGATTTTATTCAGGTACATGCGCATGGCATCCTCGGAGCTGTACACACCGTCTGTTACGGAAGCATACTCTTCCAAGAACCACATCGGCTGCATATTCTTGGCGCGTTGGTCAGTGGCGGCAAGGTAGTCGGTGAAGATGTCATAACTCAAGACACTTTCTGGGCAGGCGTATTTATACAGGTTTTCCTTCCATGTTCTTTGCCAGTTCCCGCCTTTGGAGTAATCGCAGGAATCACAGAAGCGCAACCATCGGTAGAGGTTATAGGGCACTTTCTTACCCAAAGCGTAATCAATGGCGAGCTGGTCATCATCGACAAGCGATTCAAAGTAGTAAGTCCATGCCGGGAAGGTATCAGCAGAGATAGTTCCGTTATCCACGAGTTTTTGAACCCATGAGGACTTGTCCGTTTTCATGGCCATCATATCCTGAACAGAACCGACGCCCTGAAACCAGTCCATACCTTGGTAGTTAAGAAGTTCGAAACCTTCAACCGGATTCAGGACGTCACCGGTGACATTCCATTTGCCGTTTTCATACTTCATGGAACCGGACTGCTTTTTCCATGAGCTGTCCTGATACCTCATTATCCGGTACGAACTACCGCAATACAGGGAAAGCAGGTACACGCTGTCCGTATCGAGTCCGTCAGTCTGTTTGAAGCGTATCTCAATTGCGTCTAAAGTTTCGTCAGGAGTACCGAAGAACTCTATGAAGTCACCATAATTCAGGCAACCTTTGTTATAGCCGGGGGTATCTTTGAAGCCGAGGGCGAACTGTTCCCCTTTGTCTTCTTTCCAGTTGCCTTTGGCATGGAAATAGACGTTTTGCAGGCTGTCATCCTTACACCGATAGGTGGCTACCGGGTGATTGGCGGTAGAGTGGTTCATCTGCAAGTCTTCGATATGCAAGTCACCGCTGTCAAATGTTCCGTCAAATGCACGTTGGACAGGTGTCATATAGTTACCACCTAAGGCACGGTATGTAACGTTCATCATTTCACAGGCGCCGCAGTCGTTCGCATTACCGGAATCGGAGTAATCGACTTTTACGGTAATGACATCGACCGGGATTGTATTATCACCGACCTGTACTTTGTTGATGGCAGCCAAGGCTATTGCACGGCGTCCTTCCTCCGTCGTATCGTCCGGATTAAGTAGTATGATTCGAGTGTCCTTGTTTTTGCCTTTGCTCTTGGCGAGGTAGTAGCGTTTATTCTTTACCGGGCGTTTGGCAGAGGTGGTTCCCTGGTTGCGGGTTTGGACACTCATGGCCTTGAAGTTACGCCACGGGCGTTCGGGGTCAAAGTAATAGAGCGTGATGTATATCTTCGTACTGGTGGAAGTGGTGCCGTCCAGTGCTTCTATATCGGAGCCTTCATAGGGGCATTCGACAATGTAAGGCATACCGCGTGAATAGATTTCGGCAGCCGACGGGCGGCTTTGGGTACTACCCTCGGCTGTCTGGCTTTTAAGGACGTCCTCAAAGGCGTATTCCTTCACCATTACCTCCGTATCGGTCAGACGGACAAGGTAGTTCTTGAACGCCTGTGCCCATTCCATATAAGAGTTCCAGGCCATCATGTAATAAAGGTACAAATCACCCAGCCTGCCGTCCATCGTTATATATTTGGTCTGAATCAGGGAGCCGCCGCCCGGAACATAACCAAGGCAGGCGACTTCCTCACCGTTGAGGAAGAGTTTCATCATAGAATATCGTGTACCGTCACGTTCAACGTAGTTGCTTGCAGGTTCAACAACCACGGCTACGGTTATCTTTTCACCCTGTCGATAGGCGCGTTCTTCACGACGGGAAACGCCATTGTTACAGAAGATGCCGACCACCCGGCCGGTGACATAGAAGCCGGCACCGGACGTTTCGTCATAGCAGCTAAGGAGCAGGGCATCATCATCGGTCACGTTCTTGGAAGCGAAAGCGAACTGGATGGCGGCACCGTTGGATTCGATGGACGAGCCGGCAAACGGGGCATGGTTTAATGACACGCCCACATTCTCGGCTACGCGAAGGCAGTTCTCACCCAAGAATGTGCCAAAACCGTTGGTAGTCCAGTTGGCACCGTCCACTTTCATTTCATAATTACCGCTGACAATGCTATGGTCAGTTTCCTGATTGGTACGGGATGAGAAGTCAAAGTTATAGATGGCGCCTTCTTTTATGGCGGCGTCAATGGCGGAACCGCTAACTGTCACCCGGACAGGTTCGCTAGTCACGTCCTTGCATACGGCAGTATAGTTGACCGTATCGGTGCCGTCAGCCTTGTAGCCCTGCAGTTGCTGTTTGACCTGATAGGTTTTGTTACGACTGGCAGCAATTTGTGTTACCTGCACGTTATTGGCTTTCACGCTGACGGGTGAAGTCATTTCCAACGGGTCATAACAGGCAACATCAAGTTCTACGGTTTCGTACAGTCGGACTACTCCACCGTTTTTATCATCGTATCTCAAGGCGACAAGAGGTGTGGAACTATTCGGGTCAATTACCATGACAGCCGTGTAAATAACATTTCCTTTCACTCCGGATGCGACATCCGTTCCTTGGATGCGCAAGGGATAGGTACCGTGTTCTAAGCCGAGGGAAGCAGGACGGATTACGACAGAGTGCGAGTAGTTATCATTGACAACGGCGGTAGACAGGGATTGCCATTCACCGTTAATCTTGATGTCAACCTGGGCACTGATACCTTTATCAGAGGTGTTGTTGCCGAACTTATAGAGTGGAAGGCTGAAACTTTCAGTTGTCGGAGTAAGCAGAGTTTCAGGGGTATAGTTGAGCACCTGCACACAGGTACAGGTAATATCAACAGCTGTTACATTGACATTCTTGGAACCGGTGTTGCCGCTTTCGTCAGTGGCTATCAGCTTGAATTTCCGAGTACCGGCAGCCGTAAAGTATGTGGTGAAGTCCAGTTCAAAGGAGAAGTCCTTCATGTCACCGGAAGATGCTTTGTTGACGGTTTCAGTCCAGACGGTAAGCCCGCTTTCACGGTCTACGAGTTCCAGTTTCTCAATCAGGTTGTCAAAGGATTCGACACCGTTCGAGGTCACGGAACGAATGGCGGCAAAGGTTCGTAGCGTGGAGCCGTAAGAGCCATAGACAGGTGTCGACTGGAAAGCAATGGCAACAATGGTACCACCAGTTTGACCGCCGCCACCCGTGCCGATAGCGAACTGCACTTCATCGCCAAGGGTTTCACCGGCAGCGTTCTTCATCTGAAGTTTTACAATGCCTTCTGTTTCCACGTTTACGTCGAGGTTGGCCGGAACATAGGCATAGGCGCCACCAGTTGAAAAGGCGTCCTTTCCCCCTTCCGCCGGTTCATCGGAAGTTTCAACAACGGAACCGCCGCCACCATTCCCGAAGGGTTTCCAAAGAGAAGGGGTCGCAAAATCGGACACAGCACCCTGGAACTGCCGGGTTTCCATTTCATACTCGCCTGTTTTGTAAGTAATGATGAGACCCGTTCGCTCATATTTGACGCCAGATTCCTGTTGATAGGAGACAATGGCGGCAATAGCGGTTTCAAGGGTATAGTAGCCGTCTTTCAATGGGCGGATCTCATCAACAATGACGATGGGGTGTGTTACATCGTCAGCGGGCGTGCCGCTCTTCATATCCTCAAGGGCTTGCTTATCCTCGGCGGACAAAAGGCCGGCTTGTTCAAGGGTAGCAGAAGGCAGACGGAAGCTGTCATCCGTTTCTTTACCGGTTGTTTTGGACACTTTCTTAAAATACACATTGAGATAGGAAGCGTCAGACAGGACGGAGAAAGAACCCGGTTTGATTATATCGGAAGGGATATTTTTCATTGTATCTTCCAAAGACTTTCCACGGTTGCCGGGGAAAGCTTCTTCTTCACCTTCCCCAAGAGACAACGGTTCAGGCAGACATTCAGAAGGAACTTTACTTTCTTCGTTCAAAGGAGCGATACCGTTCGCTTTTCCTATCCTTTCCTCAAAGTCATTTATTACAGAGGTCCATTTGCCCCATGTAACACTCTCATTGGAAACAATACCTATTCGTGAGATTGTACAAACTGTACCTAAATATACACCTTCGGCATTGTCTGACATGGTAGCCAGTTGTATACACGAAGTGAATGATTGACAAACCTTATTAAGCTCCAACCGTTCAATTTGTATATTTACAGGAATCTTAGACGAATCAACAGACAAAATACACCGATAATTCCCAATAGAAGAATCCCCGGAATACATTGTTTTTAATTTATCTTTAAAGCTACCAATAGTAGTAAAAGAGCCAATACTTTTAAATGGGTCAGTCAAAGGATTGGATTTATCAGACACTCCTGTTATACGTTTCAATAACTCGGCGTCTCCATCCGATAAATCTTTTGCAATCTTATTGACATTCTCCACTAATGCATCAAAATCACCATTCACCATTTTAGCAATGGTACTTGAAAGTAAATCAATAGATATTTTCCGACCGCCACTAACTTCAACGTACATATCTTTGGATAGCTCTGTTGTATCAGTCAGTTGCTCTATTGTAAGACTGTTTGTCTTCAACGCTTGTAACACAAGGCTAATAATCTGTTGTTTTTCTGTTTCTGTCATAATTCTCTTTTTTAATCATTTTCATATACCCATACAAGCTCAATGGTCATACCAAGATTATCTATGTCGCAATCATAGACATTATCAAGATAAAGTTGGAACTCCTTCAGAGCACCAATATCTCCACCGTTAATACCTTTCAAGACACATACACCATCCCTACTGATTACATTCCCTTCAATGAGGTTAGTATACGAATCTCCTTTATATAGTACAGCACGCAAATTTATCGAACCGTTGTCCAAATCGTTCTTTAGTCTATCCAGTCCATTAACTGTAAGTTTACCGTAACCTCTTCTACCAATATACTTGTTATCTATGTCAGTCGTCTTGATTGCAATCAAATCCCAATATGAATTTTCATCAACACCTGGGTGATGAATACTGTTGACAGTAACCATAGTATCACTATTAATAGAAACTCCAGTATTAGGAATAGCCTTAGTCATATTGATATATGCTCCGACCTCTGCAACCTCACTTTCTGAACCATACTTGATACTACGCATTCCTTCATCATCTGCTATCCTATAAGCACCGCTTTGTACACACCTCATAGCAAGCTGGTTATTCCACTCCAAAACTGGATTCATCGTTCTTACCTTCTGTAACATTTGATTGAACACAAAACTCTTCAATCCCTCTATTTGCTGGTTAAGTTCCGGAACATTACTTTCCTTTCTGGTATATCGAACACCATCAAAGTAGACGTAATTACAGCATAAGACACGATTCAATAATTCAGCAAACCACACAGGGCATCCCATCCCATTTCCAAGCGTGAATAATACTGTTGTATATTCGTGGCTGAATAGCTCAACAATATCCTCATCAGAGGTCACGAACTGCTCATTATCCACACCGAACGTCCATCCGTTATCTTTGAAACCACCAGGAACGCGAAAATCAAAAAAGTATTGCATCCCATCTATCCACCAGACAGCATCAAGACGCTGCTTATTATCTTTCATTGAATACTGAATAAGGCTGGTTTCTGATAACTCACATTCATCGTCCGTAACTTTAAAAATCTCACTCGTATTCCCATTAACTGTTACAGTATAGTATCCACATGGAAGCAATGAAATGTTATAGAAATAAAGAATCTTATCATCATTCATCTTCCATGAGCTTAATGATACAGGTGTAGATATATTACTTAAAAGATTATTAATGTAAACAATAGGCTCCTGCTCTCTGGGCGTCAAAATCAATTCAACAAAAATCCGGTCTGTACGTGCGAATAACTGCACATATTTGCTCTTCGCTCCAAACTTATCGGTAGACGGAGAAAAAAACAGTGGGGTAAACGGGCTTATAATCATATTCTAGGCTTTTGTTATTGAACAGACAAATAAATCATACTTCACTCCCTCATTTCTCTCAACCACACTACTCACCTCTTTGATATAACCCTCATAAACCAAACCATCCTTCAAGATTTTAATCGTTTCATCATCTGTTGGGGGGATTTCCTCATCAAAGGTTGTAAATGAAACATCTCCACAAGTGACCAAATGCTCTTCAAGTATAAAGTCATCAGTTAATTTCACATCATTGACTATAACATTGCTATTCCCATCCGAAGAAGCATAATGAAGATAATCAGCGAACATGCCAATATACTTAGCATTAGCTTTCAACATAGCTTTCTGCCAATACATAACATTAAACATTGCATCAGGATTTAGAACACCTGCAATCTTCCAATCCGCATTCCTTTCTAGTACATATTCCGCTTTCCCAATAACCTTATTATAAGCGAGCATTGCTCCAACGATAAACACATCATTATCACTTTCGTTATCTGTAGAACTACTTCCCCTTTTCTGTGACACGATTTCCAAGCCATAAGCATCTGCACGATAAGGGCTCACTAACTCTAGTGTATTGTCTGTTACTTGCAATCCTGTAGTATATTCAGCAGTAAATCGAAATTCATCACGACCATTCAAGCATTCATAATCAACTTTATCATAACCAACTTTAACTCGTGCATATATCCTAGAACTGTCTACTTTAAATTGAAAATCTGAAATGTTTCTTGATATATTCTTATTACCATTAAAAGTAAATAAGCTGTCACGATGGACAAACTTTACAATATCCCCCTCAATCTTCTGAACAAAGCCAAAACAGGCTTCCATCCAGTCTACAAACTTCGTATATGAGGTATATAATTTAGCAGACAATATCCCACGAATACTTTCGGCAGCCAAAATAAGGCAATTGTCCAACCGATTGTCTACACCGGAAGCTATCTCGCCTTTTATACCCTCTTTACCACCATTCATACTTTTGAGCAAACTATTCAGAACAGTAATAGGTTTTACCACATCTATATTGATAGGTGATGCTATTGAAGTCCATTTAATCTGTAGTGAATATTTAGAAAAATACACCTTTCCAGGTCCGTTAACATTCATATTACCTATCGGATCATGTATGACAAATTGAAGACATTCACCATCTTGAAGGTCTATTGCATAAACATCCTGATATTGTTCGGGTCTATAAGTGTCTTTTTCTGTTGTATGTGTATTTCCTGAATAATCGGTATTTATCCAACTCGCAATAGTGCTTGTGGTACCGTTCCCATCAACTTTAGCAAGTGTCAACATTACATCTCCTCTGCCTAAATAAAAGTTGAATTCGGGGGTTATATATACCTTGACTGGTTTATGCGCCCTTAAAAAAGCAGGTACAGAAGTATCTAAAGTCACAGAATTTATTTCTACAGGACTATCTGATTCTGGTAAGTCTTTTTCTACGACTTCCAATGGAAGAGACTGGAATATAGTTTTTCCTGTTATATCTCTTGAGAAATCAACATATTGCCCTCCATCTTCTAAAGAGTATCCACCACATATATAGTTCGCGTAGTAATTAAACGGTAGTCTATCATAATAAAGCTGATATACATCTTTTATCTCATCTACCGAATATTCGTACTGCGTTCCTTTGTTAGCCTTTATGATATTAGCGACACTATCATCTATCGAATTAATAGAAACAGTATTTCCATCATAGGTCAATGAACTGAAATCCAGTCGGCAACTGAAGAATTCCTCATAAGTATGAGAATTAGTTATAGTATAAACAGTGATACTAGCATTAGAAGCCAAATATTTGCTCAAATACTCCTCCAATATGAGATCATAGGCTTCTCCCACAAACTGGAATTTTGAAGTAAAGGTTCTAGTTATTCCTTCAAGTCCGGAGCGTTTACGGGAAAACTTTATTTCATCCCAATTCTGAATACAAGATTTGGGAATATCATAGGAAATACTATCAACTGTAAGCACATATTTACAAAGCATTTTAACTCGTTTTGAACGTTCACGAGCAAATATATAGAAAAAGCCAACCGGTTTCCCGATTGGCTAAATTCTTGAAAATCACGCTTTGTCCAAAACTAATATAATCTACTAATTATGAGCTATATACAAATCATTTTATTAAATATGGATTTTCTTCTCCCTGTGAAATATCACATGTCTTATCTGTTAAATAATAAAATGAGTCTCTTGTTTCAACAAAGACATTTCGCATCAATCTCTCAAATTCTTTAAAATTGGAAGATTCTTTAGGATAATAGATATTTTTAAACAAATGGGCTTCATCTAACAATTCATAATACAAAATACCCTTTAGAGCCTTTTCCTCTGTTTTACGTTTATCACCAAGAAGGAGATATAAAACAACAAACAATTCTTTATCTCCCATTTGGGCTTGTATAATATCATAATACTTCTTCTTTTTTTTAATTGAGGTCAAAACCTCACTCAAATAAATATATTTATATAGTTGATATAAATGACGATAATACCTCATTAAATGTCGACTTTTGCCATTATCTAAATTCCTCTCAAATTCTACTGGCACTAAATCATTTGAATTTGAAATAAAAATAGAAACAACCTCATCATAATATTTTTCAATATCCACCTTGCACTCATTATATATGGAATTATGCATCTCAAGCCATTGAAAAAAAGAAGATTCAAACTGTAATATAGATGATAATTCCTGCTGACTTCTATAAGTCATAAAGATAAAAATTATAGAAATTAATGATAGACTAAAACCACAAAATGTAGCAAATCCAGCCCAATCATCTATATCAGTAGAAATCGGTCCGTTAAAATATCTAGAATAGAACACCAGACAGGACACAACAATACCAGTACTCAAACAAAACGACACCATTATTGGATTTCGTTTTAAGTATTCTAAAAAACTCATTCTTCTTTTCATAGCTTATTCTTTTTAGCAAAAATATAAAAATTCACAATAACACATATATATAAGCCATTAAAATCGGCTATATAATTCATGCCATATCATTTTTCGTCCGGAAGAGATACGACTTCTTACAGTTCCAACAGGAATGTTCAGGATTTCACTTATCTCATCATAAGAATATCCACTAGCATAATACATCACACTATCAATACAACGGGATTTTTTAGCACACCGTTGTATTGTGGAAACCAAATCATCAAACAGTATTGAATGAGCTGTACAGTTAGAAATAGCACTTCCGTCTACCATATCAAGCCCTGTAAAATGTATAAGGGAATTTCTATTGTATCTTATTATATAAGTATTCCTCATTATAATAAGGCACCACGGTTGAAGTGGTTTAGAACAATCAAATTTATCACGATTCACAAGTAGCTTATAAACTGTATCACCAGCTAAGTCTTCAGCATCTTGTATGGAACAGCAGAATTTTCTTGCCACCTTTAATATCCAAGGATATATTTCTGATAATTCCTTTTCAAAGTCCATTGTCAGCCCTCCTTATCAGGTGTATCCTCGGTTCGCCATTAATGCACCTTTCCACGTATTCCCGGTGCATGATACTTTGCTCGTGCATTTCCTTAGCAGAACGCTCGATTGAACTAATAAGAGTGCCTATATCGGGGGGCAATAAGGCAATCATTTTTTTTACCTCGGACACCTCTGCTGTTATCCGATTACACTTCGTCTCTAATGTACGTAATTCTGACAATAAAACATTGTATAAATGCCTATTTATACAATGGATGCTCTTTTTTTTATTCATAAAAAAGTCGTTTGTGATTCCAAAAGAGATGTACAAACGACTGTATGAAATAATTCGCTTTAATTAAAAATTAATCGAATTACAGCATATATGTAATGCCCAATATTATCATGTGCTTCTTTTTCTGATTGATATTTCAACATCAGCTTGATGAACGATATTTGCGTAGACAGCAGCATTAATTACACGAGAATCTATACTCATTTTAAAGAATGTCATTAGAAAAGCAATCTCGGCATCGAAAGAAGAACGAATTTGTTCAGGAGTAACCTTATTTCCTTTATGTTCCTCACTGCGTCTCTCCTCATTCCGTTTTTGCTCAAAAATTGCAGAATGAAGTAAATAATCAATCTTCGATATTACTTGTTCATCACTCATATTTTGAGTATCTACATTTAGTTGACCCAATACCTGACGAACATCATCATAAAAGCCAAGAGAAACAAGAGCCTGACAAATACGAAGACTCAATAGTTTGGCACGTTCCTTCACCATATCCTCTTTGTCCATTATCATAGCCTTCATACTTGAGGGATTAACAATACTTCTGTATTCGACAAGTAATTTAGACGCTATTTCTTTAAGCGTGCTTTCGGACATAGATTTGCAGTCCGAAAGCAAACAAGCATAGTTTCCGCATGAAAGTTCAATGAAATCATTCAAGGTTATCTGATTTAATCTTTCAATCATAGCTATTTCAATTTAGATAACTTATACAGTTCAAATTCACGGTTGGAAGCATCCTGACGTTGCATTTTTAGACTCTTCATTAAAAGGAGATTTGTTCTATCAACCCTTTTTTCTAACCGGGAATAATCATTGAAAACAATGGTGTCACCGGAAGAAGATGCAAAATATGTCGGTGAAAATGTAGGAAAGTCCCAATCCGGCATATCAAAATTAGAGATATCTATCTTATCAACATCAGGAAAGACTTGTGCACCTTTAGGAATATCAACTAAAGTTGGAGTAGCAGGAGTAATCCATGCTTTTCCGGAATACATAATAACTTCATGCTTACCAGCATCACCAACTAAAGCGGTACCGCCAGGATGCCTATCATTACCTTTAGTACCGTCTGCATAGGAAGGAATAGGAGTTGCAAGAATAGTTGCAACCTGAATTGCTCCCATGGCACCAATAACAATAGATAAAGGAATATTCGGTAAAGCTTCAGTTATTGCCAGTGCAGTGGCTATTCCAGCTTGGGCAACACTAGTCGCCTTTTCCCAAATGGCTTGTTTACGCGCCATTTCTTGTTTTTGTTTTTCTAGTTCAGCATTTTTTGCTTCTGTCAAAGATTTTGCAGCACGTTTACGTGCTTCTGCTTCTTCTTCGGAAATAGCACCTGACTCTGCCAGTTTATCAACCCGTTCAACATCTTTGTCATATTTTTCATCATTAGCATCCTGCTCTTCCTCTATCTTATCAATTTGAGCATCATAAAGTGTAGAAACAAGATTTCCAATAGTCCCTACAGCTTGTGATGCAGTTTGCAACCATTTTTTGAGATTCTTTTGGCGTTCTTTTAACGCTTTATCTTCAGCTTTAGTAATATTTTGAATAGCACTTATCTGTAATTCTGCCTCCTTTTTAGCGAGAGCAGCCTTCAAAACATACAACTGAGTAACAATCTTAGTACGTTCTTCAGCAGTAATATTTTCAACGGTTAATTCCAGTTCCAAAGCTTCAATCGCTGCTTCAGTAGTCTTATGTGCATATTCAAGTTGTAAATTGTATTCCTCTATCGCATATTGCTCTTCTGTTATTAGCTTGGATGCTAACTTCTTTTTAAGAGCAAGCATATCCATTACATACGCAGCGTCACGTATCTCTTGCTCATGGGCTGCATTTTCCGCAATCAATGCTACCTGATCAGAAGCATACTTTCCGTAAATCTCTTGTTTTTTCCTAGCATATTTTTCATCTATCAATATTACATCTTCACCTGTTTTCTCCGCTGCATCAATTTCTGCTTCACGTTGCAATTCCAACTGGTGCAATTTCAAATCAAGTTCTTCCTGGGACCCCTTTTTTACAACAGCAAGAGCGTTCTCAACATCCTTCTTTTCACGGTCAGAATTATACTTAATAGTAAACTCATCTAGCTTTTCCTGCATTTCCTTAGCTAAATTCTGACGTGTAGCAATTTCCTCTTTGCTATTACCCTTGACGGCAGCAATCTTCTTCGAGTAAGCAACACCAATTTTAGCAAGTTCTTTCTCCAGTCCCTCATCCATAAGAGCTAGTTCTGACTCCTGATAAGTTTCATGAATTTTCAGCTTCTCTTTGAGAGCTTTTTCCTGTTCACGTTTTTCTTTATCAGTAAGGACTGTTATACCTGAACCATTTTTGTCGTTACCCTTTGGACGGAACTTTTCTGCAATCACATCAAGTCCACGATTAAACTCATCGCTAGATGCTATTTTGAATAAGTTTTTAGAAAATTCCAACTGAGCCTTATCCGCTTTTTCTGCTTCCGATGTGTAATAGCCAAACATTTTAGCAGCACCATTCTTTATCCAAGACATATCTTCAAACTCTGATGTTGCATATTGAGCACGAGTTTTCATCCGTTTTAAAGCTTCTCTCTCTTGGGCCGTTACTTCAATACGTTTATTTTTCATTTGAATAACAGCTTTTGTGTATGCTTGTTCCTCTGTATCACCAGCATCAATAAGCCTCTTATATTCTGCCTGAAAATCTTTTTCTACTTCCAATAACTTTTTGTTCGCATCTTTTTTTGCAAGTGTTCTAAAATTATAATCTATCTTTTCTATTTTTTCTTCAGGAGATTTCAAATCATTGGCGATACCTCTTATTTTATCAGCCATCCAATTAAGAAACTCCTTAGCAGGTCCCGTTGACTCGGAGAAAGAAAGCATAAACGCTTCCCATGCTGAAGATAAGTTAGCAAGAGCTCCATGAACATTATCTCCCATCGTGTGAGCCATATCGCCCAATTCACGTTCTACACCAGTAATCTGTTCTCTAAGTGGTAATATTTTATCAACAGCGGTGAGAAAGGCATTAAAAGCGGCAACACTACGCTTATCAGTTAATTCAAGAGTAGTATTCAAGTCTACCCCTTTTTCTTTTAGCGATTTCAATCCTTCAACTAACTCAGGCAATGTTTTAACGGGCTTACCTAACGCCTTTGCCAGCTTTCCATTACTATCAGCTAAATTTAGAAAAACATTACGGGTAGCAGTAGCAGCCATTGAAGCATCAAAGCCGGCATCCGATAATTTACCCAACAAAGCCAAAGTATCTTCAATACTGAAATTAAAGGCTTTTGCAACCGGTCCAACAATTGGTAATGCAGTAGCGAGATATGAAAACGACAATGCGCTTTTGGTTGTTGCGACAGCCATCGCAGACACATATCTTTCAGTTTCTCTTGTATCAGCATTAAACATACGAAGAGAAGCACCTGCCAATGAAGCCGCATCTGCTAATTCTGCCCCGGTAGCTTGTGCAAATTTTAGAACGTGCTCTGTTGCATCTAATATTTCTTTTCGAGTAAAACCTAGTTTAGCAAGTTCTATTTGCAAATCCGTAGCTTCGGATGCAGTGTATTTCGTTGTAGCACCCAAACGTTGAGCATCCGCAGTTAACTCCTTCACTTTATCAGAAGTGGTTCCTAATATTGCAGCAAGCCTACTATTAGCTAATTCAAATTTAACAATATCACCTACTCCTTCACGCAGTTTTGTAAATAAAGCAACAACTCCACTAACAACAGCTTGTGCACCAATATATCCAGCTGCCCACCCTTTTAAACCAGCACCAACTTTACTTAACCCAGGAGCAAGCTCTGTATTAAGCATCCTACCGGCATTCCGGGCAATAATACCCATATTCTGCATGGACTTATTACCGTTCTGTATCTCAACCCATGCAGCCTTTACTTCTTCCCGGTATGCACCGATAGTCATTTTCTGTTGACTATATCGATCGGAATTTCGCTTTATGTAATCGGTATTGATTCCGATTGTAGAATTAAGACGGGCAAGTGTACGAATATAGTTTTCATCCGTATCTTTCAAAACATCAACAGCCTTATGCAGCTGCTTATTCATTTCCTTTGCTTGTGAACGGCTATGTACTTCCTGATTAGTCAAGGTAATAGCAGTTCTGATAAGTTTTAAACGTTCTTCTTCAGATAAAACAGCTTTCTTACGAGTAGTATTACCGGCATTCTGCGCTTTTGTCAAGTTAGCTTCCGCTTTAGCAGCCTTTTCCAAGGACGCAGCATTATCCGAATTTGCCTTGGTTAGTTTCTTCAGTTCAGCAGCAGATAATTTCTCTACATTTAGCTTTTCCTCTATCTTCTTACTGACAGTTTGAGTTATTTCAGACTGTTTTCTAAGAGCTTCGGTTAATTCAGCAGATGCAGAACCAGCCGTTTTTGCTTGAGTATTATAAAGATTACTCAACTTTTCAAGATCAGCAACGCCTTCTACATTTAGTTTCAAACCTTTTGCTAATTCTTTGGCCGTATTAGCATAATCAGCCCTCACACGCTCAATAGTATTATCAAGCTCCACCAATTTCTGCAAATCGCTCTCATCAACGAAATCTTTTAATTTTAAATCTGCCATAATTACAGGTAATGTCTATATTCAACAATCTTTCCTTTTATCTCAATTCCTAGTTTATCAAAAGCATAGGTACCATCTTCTTTCTGATAAACGACATACATGCAACCATCCAAGACAGCTGCTTTCTTTGCAAGATTACTGATACGTTCCAGTTCACTCTGCATCTTTCTTATTTCGCAACTACAAGCCATTTTCTACCGATATCCACATTCTGAAAAGAAACGTTCCATCCAGGGACGGAGATACATAATATTAAAGTACTCTTTAGCTGTATCACCAATGCCTAAAATCTGCTCACCGTATTTCTTCTCAATAGAACTACCGTCCGTAAATCCTTTCGTTGAAAATCGAAGCCCGGAATCAATTCTATCGGCAGTTATGCTATCATAGAAAGTACCAGTAATAAAAAGGTTAGGTACCTCAACCGGACGCGGTGGCAAATAAAGCATCTCACTTCTAAGAGGCGGAGTTATCCTCTCCTTCCATCGTTTATATTGTTCCGCACGGTTATGCCAGGGACCAGGCTCGTTAAAATAGGTGTCAGTATCATAATCAGGATTCAATAGATGTTCGGTACCGTCCAAGCCGGAATATAATTGTTCCTGAATACAATCAACGAGCACATTCTTATGTTCTTCCATACACCTAATACATTCCTCTTCAAACCCGGATGCAATGGAATGAATAACTCTATGTAATTCATCAAAATCTGCCATACAGTAAAAATATAACGGGCCGGGCTGTAATCACACCCCAGCCCGTCGGTTACTTAGTTATCGCATCGTACACTTCCGAGAGCTTCTTCTTGCGGTCAGCTTCCTTCAGTTCCTGCCACACGACTTTAATGTGTGCATTAATAAACTCTTCCTTCGTCATGCCCTTCACAGCAACTTCGACGAACGTAACATTATCTACCTTCATGACACCTGCTCGATACCTCTGATTCCTTTTTCATACAATACAGAAGGAGCTTTCAACGAAGGAACCGCCCCGGCTTTAGGAACAATGGTAATGATACCATCCGAATATGTAGCAGAAGTTACGTTATTCATAACTTCAGCAGCACCATCAGCAATAAGACTGCCAAATTCTTCTGTACGGTCATAACCACCAACAACTTCAACTATTTTGTAAGTATTTTCGGCCTCCAACTTTTGAAGCACAACATCAACCAAGCCTTTAACGAAATTTTTGGGATTGAAGTCTAACTGCACGTAGTCAAAGTGCAATTGGCTGTCTTCCACATCTTCATGTGAAAAACTAACAGTCATCGCAGACTTAGCACTACTGGTCGGGTACTGTGTCACGGTCGGGTAAACAGTAGACATCGGAATACCGGCAAGGATATCAGTGTCATCATTATAACCGATCAACATATTATCCTGATTCCAAAAGTAAACGTCCCATCCTTTATTGGCACATTTCAGAAGCTGGGCATTCAAAACCTCATCAAATTTCTTCAAAGTGAAGGTGTCTGTTTGAGCGCTTAGCCCGTTGTATTCACTTGTACCGTACCCTACAGCATTAACTTGGGGCTCTCCACCATTCTTGGCATACTCCAGGAATGGCAAAATAGGGTAAATACGCCCGGGACGGTCTGCATGGCACAATTCGAGCAATTTCTCACCTGTTATATCAGCAGGGAGTTTGACACCATGTTCCGCCAAGATAGCACCTTTGACTTTTTTCCAGTCAATACTACAAGCAGAACTACCAGTGTTCATCCGGGAACCCTTACACGTTCTAATCTTTCTCATTTTCTTCTACAATTAAGATTATTAATTTTTATTTCCATCGAGCGTATATTTATGGCATCAATCGGCTCGCTCACAGCCTCACCGGAATCTGTATAGGCTCCGTATCTGCCATATGAATAGTTTTCTGAATAACTATGTTTCACTTTTTCGTCATAGTCGCAGTCGAAACGGGAATCTTCACATAACACCTCAAGCAATCGTTTATAGATTGGTCGGAGAATATTTTTAAAAGAGGTCGTTCTGCGCATCTCATTGCTCCACTCTTTACAAGAAGAACAGGCTATAATTAACGAAACCTTTGCTTTTGAAAAATAATCCGCGTCACCTCTATCCTCACTAATTGGAGTGAATAGTGCAACCAATGGAAACTTCCTTTCAGACTGGGCAGAAGACTTACTGTATTCATCTAAAATATCTTTGATATATTGACTGCTACCGAAGATGTAATTCAACCTTGGGGACTTCACAACTTTAGTTCCCCCTTTCCCATTTGGATAGAGGATTTCAAGCCCTTCTGGAAGTTCCTTCACAATCTCCTCAAACAGTTCTGTTATATCTAAATCTATCATAAATTGAAAGCATTAATTGGGGTCAAAAGATTCTTGGTTATTTGCACATCGAAAGGACAATCATTCGACATAGCCCATTCAACAAACTGTTTATTCTTCTCTACCATGCTATTCCATGTGCTTACTTGTCTCTTCAAAGGAGCTACATATTCATTAGCACATTTCAAACGGACAAGCCCGGTTATTGTAGCCTGGGTGTTTGCGTCACGAAGAATATGATAAAAGACATAGTCAGCGAACGGTTCACACAGCTTCTCGCACAATACTGCATAGCCGGACTGGGATTCTTCCTTCTCTTCTGAAATATCAACTTCATCTGAAGAATCTTCCTTTTCCCGTTCAATAAGCTCCAAGTAATCTGTGATAGCTTGGGAAAGAGTCAAACCAACAACATTCCGGAGAAATTCGGGCTGAAATGCCTTAATATACCCATTTATCACCTCATTCACAGCAAGAGATTGGGGCGAAGGCATTTCAGCGACCGAAACATTCTCAATATGCCTGGGACCTGACATAAAATATGAAACATCAATCAACATAGCGATAGTTATTTAGAAGTCTTGCCTTTCCCGGTTTTCTTTTCATCTTCCACGGAAACGGCTTTATCATCTGTAACAGTTACCTCCTTGGCATCTTCCTCTTGCAAATCTTTTGAATCGGCAACCGGAAGATTCTTTTCATCAGAAGGCACCTGTACTTCAAGTTCTGCAATGCGAGCTTTCATTGTTTCACGCTCTTCTGTCAGTTCAACAATTGTCTTATCTTTCTCTACAATGGATGCAGTAAGCCTGCCAATCTCTTCATTTTTCTCTGCAAGCATACATTCCAATGTCTTTCGGGCATCTTCTTCTGTAACAAGACCACATTCGGAAATAGGGATGAGTTGAATCATCCCTCTATTAATCCGAATGCGTTGCTCTTTAAGCACATTGGTTACATCCTTATCGTTACCTCTAAGTATGTAATCCATAATCCTACGCTTTAGTTATTGCAGTCTTCAATGCGGCCAAATCCCCATAAGCGAAAGCCCACGGCATATAAATCGGGAAGATAACTTCTTCTTGTGCCATCAGCACAACCTCATTGCAAAGCTTGGTCTCCACATCTTCAGCCCATTCAAGTGTCAAAGTGGTATAATCAACCAAATTTGCAGCTTGGTTAAAGTCACCTAAAAGATACTTACCTGGAAGAATACCACCATACTCGATAATCGGACGACCGGCAATATATTTCACCCCATCAACCATTTTAACGATACCAAGATTACGTCCTGTCGTATCTTTCTCTGATTCCATACCGTTAACAGTCATTGGATTAAGAATAATAGCATTCGGAAAATACTGGGCATATGTCATTGCGGCGAAAGCTGTTTTCACTACATCTTCAGAGTTGGGTTCCTCAATGTTCTTAAAGCCGGCTTCATGAACACTGAATGTCATTTTATCCGTAGCCGTTTCAGCACCGGAGAACGCGACACCAGGAATAAGGATACGACCATCTTCCATTTTCACAAGAGCGTGTGTTTTGTTCAGTTCTGTAAGAACAGCGGCACCAGCGAACGTGATACTCATTCCATCAAGAATCAAATCCTGTGGTTCTGCAAACTCTACAATTACATCCTTATCACCGTTATATCCGGTAATAGCTTTTACAGCACCGGCGGCACCTGTAACAATGGCTGTACTAATAATCTTCTCTACAGAAGTCACCCCAGTATTATTAATAATACCAAGCAAATTCTCACCATTACCGTCACCAAACAAAATGTTCCAGTCTTCTGCCATCCAAACAGCTTCAGGAAGCATGTTCAAGATGTAGGAACGAATGTACACTCTTGATTTCAACATACGTTTTGAGATACGGATATGAGTACCAAGGCGCTTAGTTCCTGTCTGTATCTCTTTTACCTTGATACTTGATTCCGGTAAACGACCGTTCTCTGTTACAAAACGGGCATTGCGGTTGAAAGCATATACTTGCGCATAGGCGAGTTGAGGATATGCAGGATCAGCTGTCAGCGTCGTTAATACATCACGCATATGCAACTTTTTGTTGGCAACCTGAGTCACAACACGTTTCTGTTGTTGAGTAATCAACAAATCACCGGTGTAATTGTCAGTCATGGAAACGACATCTTTCAAGGAGAAGCCGTCAAACTCTCCTGATTTGCGTGTTTTTCCTTCTGCGAAATCTCTGAATTTTTCAGAATCAAGCATCTCGTTCAACTTCTCATCGAACTTGTTGATAGCATTCATAGACAAGCCCTTTTGTTTCATTTTCTCAATACTTTCTCCAAGGGTCTTTACCTGGGCAACGAGTTCTTCATTGTCTTTAACCAATTGCTGGAACTTCTCATTGTCATAGGATTTCAGCAATTTATTAATATCGTCAAACTGTTTTGATACCTCATCCGGTGATGCAATTCCTTCAAGGGACTTGTTTACTACTTCACACATCATGCCGACGATGTTTTCCATAAACGCCTTCTGTTCTGCCGGCAAGCCGTCCGTTTTCAGATTAAAATCTGATACTGTAAATTTTCTAATTGGCATAAAATTTAAATTTTAAGTTATTTATTCTCGAAACAGCTATTCAAACTCTTAAAATCGAATAAAGTGCCATTATCAGCGGCTTTAATCGTCACTTCATCGTTCCCATTTTCCCCGTCATTCTTTTCTTGAGTGTCAACAGACGGCTCATTTTTTCCGGTGGTATCTTCAGAAGTGTTTTGCAGAATAGCATTCGAACGATATACTTTTCCCCAACAGTGGGGACATCTTACATAATTCATAAGGTCTTGTAGACCCTTTTGAGAAAATTCTTTCTTTTCTGATTTGACAGAATCAATAAGAGAAATTACTTGGGTTCTAATCTCCGGAGTGAGCTTCTCCATTTCTTCCCTTACAATGTCCTGTGTTATCCATCTCTGATAATCAGCAGCATAATCTAATACCTGTTGGGCAAAGGTATGCTCTGTTTCTGCATCATAATCAAATTGATAACCACAATGAGGACATGAGACAACGGCACCACCGTTGAGGCTCTTCAGTAATAAACTTAATTCCATATCGTATCCTTTTAAACGTTCATCACTATATCCATGCTGCAAGAACGCTTTCCGGACGAAATCAACAGCTTCCTTTACCTGGTCAGCAGTAGCAGACTTGATATTCACAAGGAACGTCTGTGGATTACTCCCCCAACTTGTCAATGTTGAATATTCCATCATACGCCATTCAAGCACCTTACAAGGATCGATAGAATCCCTTTTGATGGCTTTTACTCCGATAGAGTGTTCTAGGGTTCTTCCATTCTCTGCAAACAGCTTATAATCAGCTAACGTATCACGGCCAATCTGTTTTTCAAGATTTAACTGACCGACCATAACCAAATTACCTTCTGTTTCCTTACCACTCAACGGAACACCTAACAACTGGTCTGTACGATGATTCAGGAACCAACGCATCCGACCAATATTTTCTTTCAATGTCTTATTGAATGAGCCGGGCATAGATATGTCATTTTGTGAGTCCTTCACACCGATACCGTTCACCGCAACGGTAACGGTACCCTTCTCATCAACATCATTTGCCTTTGTCTTGTACTGAAGGCTTTTGATTTTCTCTTCCATCTTTTTCATCTCCACTTTTAGTGTTAAAAACTCGATTTACTTTATCCAGTTCCTCATCTGACATATCAAATTTCAATTTGTCAAACAAGGGATTTTCTATCATACTTTCGCCTATTTGGGCACGCCAGTCATTGAGTGTTATAAGCCCACATGAGAATTGTTCACGACAACGTTTATTTATATTTGTCTTTACGTCTTCGGATTCTTTCAATCCTTCCTGCAAACAATCAACATCAGAGAAATCACAATCCAAATAATATCCCCCTCCTTCAAGACCAAGGAAAGCTGTAAAATCCTTGCAGAATTGTTTGGCCATAGGAATAACAGTTGAACAATATACGCTCTTTTCAGCAGTAGCCTGATTGCTAAATGTGGACTGGTCTTTTCGCGGAACAAGAACGGCAGGGATGCCGTATGCCCCTGCAATATTTATTGCATCAGCCAAAGTCTCTTCAAACGGCTGTAACTCTGCAATAGAAAGATTAGTACGAACAAAGTCAATGTCTGCATCTGAAATACCATAAGGTACCTGGCCCTTCCTTACACCATACTTCTCAAAATTTTGCTTCAAAAGCTGTTCCTTTTCATCGTCAGTCAACGCTATTGAACCGGTAGCATCAGTTTTCTTACTTACAATAAAGCCCAATCCACCCCGCTTTACATAAATTACATTTCTAGCTTCATATACAGCAATTAGGTTTGATATTGGCTTATTTTGTGAATCCAAGCGACTTTTGGACTTCAAGAACATAGCCCCTGAATAGAACTCTGCACTTCCGTCTCTATCATGCCATATTTGGTATGGAGGAATTTCCAAACTACCATTCCAACCATACTCCAAACGATAGCTACGAATAATATCTTCTGTTTGGGCAATGCCAAACAATGGCATATTCCCGTAAACAGGTTCTACAATAGTCTTATTAGAAGGTATTACCCAATAATTATCACAATACCGCCATTTTTCAGCATTAGAAAAGGCATCAGACATAGCAGCACGAATAAAGCTATTCCCTGTACACAATTTATAAATATGGTGCTGATAAATCAATTCTTTCCAACGCATCAAACAATTAGGACGACTAAGTATGCCATTCATTCGTTTATTCGCCCATACTATACTGTCATCCTTAGTTTTCTTCAATTGAAAATTAGCACCTGCAATTCGCGATGCAATATAATCGATCGGAAAAAAGACTTCAGGTATCGTACTGAATAGCGTTAGATAGTTACTGCCCGCTACAATAGGACTAGTAAGGTCCTCAATGTATGCAACTGACCATTTTTCAGCCTTGCCACTTTGAGTATCTATATCCTTATTTTCAGATGAAGTAACTATTTCAACTTCACCTTTAGTCTTAGATTTCTTTCCAAATAGATTATCAAAAAAAATATTCATTGGGTTCCTTTTTGAGCAAAACTAAGTAAAAAGGAGAACCGTTTTCCAAAACACTAAAATCTTGAAATTACGAAAGCATAATACCAACAATATAACATTCTTATTTTCAACTACATATAACACAATTCAATTCAAACCTAATTTTACAACGAACTGTACTAGCCCACTCAAAACAGCACTGGCCTCTTTTGTTTCACTATCTTTATTATAGTCCATCAGGTTATTCATGAAGGCAACATATTCCGTATCAGATTCTACTTTTGATGCAGAAAAAAGAATACTATTTTTCACATAATCAGATGTTGCAGCAATACGCTTATCTACATCCGGAAACTCTTTCATTACACGAATCTCCTTGTTTGTACTAGAACGGAGTTCCCGGATAAAAGGGAAATAAGCATCTGTACATTCAATTACACATGAATCAGATTCATGGGACAAAATAGAAGAACGTATATCTTCTGTTGAAGTAGTATCCATAAATACGACATCAACAACATGCCATTTATTCCCACATCTAAACGCTTGTATAAGGACAAATTTCCCATTAACATTCGGCATCACATATAGAATCTTCTTAGTGTATTTACATTCGGTATCTGGATTGAAGAAATTAATAGTGTCATTACAAGCATACAAGTTCCTTTTTCGCCGGTTACTAAACTCTATATACTGCTCACTACACAAATCCACAACAACATAGCGAAACGTATCGGATAAATGACCATGTTCCTCATATGTCTGCAAGGTAGTTTTATTCTTGACCTTGGTTTTAAGAATAGCACCGTTAGCATCTTTCTGTACGCTCATGTAGTCCTCAATAGATACCGAACATGATTCGTCAATGTATATCTCTATACCGGGAACTGTACAATCAAAGATAGCATTGATAAACTCACCGGTCATCGCTACACTCGGATTCTTGTTGCCTACCTTATCTTCAATCTCGAACCCTTCTTTTTGCAATGTATCTATGAATAAGTCCATCCAGGAACGCTTCTCATCGTCAATGCTGTTTGCCGCTTTCGTTGAAGCATCACCATGTACATATAACCTATCAGAATATTGGATAGATTTCAGATACTTTGCAACAAGTTTGGAAGCTTTCTTTACAGTATTGTTTGGGCTTTCAGCGCACATTTCATGAAATTGCCAAACCTTGGTACCAGTTGTGAAATCGACCTGCCAATATGATACGCTGATATACGGAAGCACGTTGTTATCGACAGAAATATGAATAGGTAAGTCCGGAACATACTTATGTTCACCGGAATGTTTGCCACGATTGAAGGAACCGAAGAACTCACTACCGGTACGAATGACACCCCATTCTCCCAATGCGTACACATTGTAATAATCCGGATCGTGGACTCTATCATACTCAAAGTCGGCAACACATTGCTCATCATAGAAACCATACGTACCGTCAGGACTACCGACCACCCAAAAATTATTCAAATAGGTAGATTGGATAATAACTGTATTAGGTGCCTGTTCCTCGATTTGCTTAGTACGAAGATTAAGTATTTGCCTGGGTGCATTCTTCTTTACGGATTTGACCTTGGTAAGTTCTTTCGGCAACTCTTTGCCGGCAATGGTAACCGTCATCGGTACATCATGCCATTTGTCTTTATCAATAAACTCTTTCTTTATCCAATGGCTTTCACTAATCGGGTTGAAGGTACAAATAATCTGCTGTCCTTTCTTACCACGCAAACGCTTACGTAGCTGCTTGAAATCCGGATGCTCGAACTCTGACCATTCCTCTAACTGAACACGCTTGTAGTTAGAGATACCTTTTATTTTCTCAGGATCATCAAGACCGGAGAAATCTATCTTCGCACCATTTACTAGACATTTAATAGTATTCTGTTGGAATTTGAACAAATGGGATATGCCAAGACCGGCCGCAGCGACCTTATAATCTTCATAAATGGTTTTGAGAATAGAAGCTCCTACCTTACGCATGACAAGAGTGTTTTCACCGTCCTGTAATGTCTGTATCAGTATGGTTTGTGCCACACTATACGATTTACCGGAAGATGAACCTCCATAGAGAATGATAAAACGGATAGTCTCATCATTCAAGTACTTCAATAAATAAAATCCGTTAGGATTTAGCTTCTTATAATTTATAACCATATTGTTCTAAAAGTAAGGTTTCTCCGTAGGGTGAATACCGGATTTTGCAGTTCAAATTGTTCTATTCTTCCGAATCCTCATTATCTTCAAATCCGATACGAAGTTCACCGACTTTATTTCCGTCTCCACCTTTGATGTTGACATTCTTATCGGCTTCCCATCCATTCCAGGCACCAAGAATCCGGGCGGCTTCTGTCTTGCCGTTGAACTCATAATTAACCACTCCTCTATTATTCTGAATCTTCTTCAACGCATTACGAGCACGCTTTGGAAGTTGGGACGGACTTCTCATCTTTGTTTTCCCGGTAACAGGGTCTACATAATGTAAATCATCGGGATCAGCGAGTACAATATCCATTAATACCTTCTCGACCGTTTTCCTCTCTACTTCAGTCTCTTTCGCCCTCTGTTGCTTAATCTCACTTATCCTTGCACTAACCTTGCTATTTGCTAATAGTCTACTCGCAGCGCTCCAAATTGTCTCTGGCTTCATGTTGGAAGTATTATAAGACATTCGATATGCTTCACTTGCATTACCTTCTGTATCAACGTAATATTTACAGAATTTCTCTTGCTTAAATGTTAATGGTTCCTCTCGCTTTCCCATATCAATTATTGTTTATTCCTATGAGAAAAAGAAGCTGCTCTCTATCTCTTAAAAGCTCATAGGTGGCAAGTAATGTACTGCCGGTTGTTAATATGTCATCATACACTATTATCTTCTTTTCCTTTATCGGACGAAGAAGAAAGAATTCCGGATTCAATCTATCTTTAGTTAGGCACTGAATTGCATTCTCATAGAATGGTATTTTCACCGCCCCCGCAATTTTCGTACAGATAGAGGTTGCAAAATGAAAGCCCTCGTTGTGTCTCCGTCGCGGTGTGGTGACTATACACCATCCTTCATATCCCCCTACAATGAAGCGGTGGAGAAACTCACACGCTCTCTCTGCAAAGAATGATGCAAGTTCCTCCGACTGTTTAATTTCTGAAAAGCTGGTGCCAGTCTTGGAACGGGTGAACTGGGAGATGTAATAGATATCACCCTTTTTATGAAGTGATACCTTTTCTTTCAGATCACATAACCGTTCCTGATGAGACCAGCTCTTACATTTCACCGCTTCCGGCTTATCCCAGTCATCAATACGACATATCTTTCCTTTTCCTTTCATCAAAGATCTTCTTTACTCCGTCCTCGACAGATGTGTAAGACAAAGGTACTAAATAGATATCCCGGTTCACCGACTGCTCCAAATTGTCAAAATCCCGTTTTTTATTAATCAACTCTATTTCAATCGGTTTGTAGTATTTTACTAAAGATGCAAAATACATAGTAGTCACAGGTTGGACGTTACAAATATTGATGAGCTGACGTTTACAGCCCACCGCATAAATAAGCCCTTCGACAACATCATCTATGTAAGTGAAGCACCGGATATTCTGACCACAGTTGTATAATGACACGTTTTCCTTTTCCATCAGGAACCAGAGAAGAGTTCTTTTTCGCGGATTAGGTCCATATACATTATGCAGCCGGCACCCGGTCGCAGCCTTACAATAGATAGATGCATACTGTTCATCGAAATACTTGCTTATTCCATACATAGAAGTGGTATTCTCCGGATTAGCCGTTGACGAACTGGCATATATTAACTTCACATGATTTTGATTGCAAGCATCAGCTACTCGCATGAAAGTATCAATGTTATCCCTCCTGATTTGTTCCAGGTTTCCATTGAACACACTGGTTTGCGCTGCCAAATGGAACACACAATCAATCCCCCCATTCTTCAGGAGCTCGCATACTTTTGTGGCTTCAGTACCAGACTTTCGATCAAGTCCTATGACTTCAACACCTCTTTTTGTCAATTCGCAGCAAAGGGCTTTGCCTATAAACCCCTCACTACCGGTTACAATCATTTTTCTCATCATCACAAAAAATAAAAAAGGTTGTGCCAACATTTTGACACAACCTCAAGTTCAACAATAATTAAGAGAAATCACTTCTTATTGGTTTTCTTTTTAAAATAGCCCCACAATGGTGGAATGAAAGGAAATAGGGAAATAAAAAATGCCATAATAGATAAAATATAGCTTTGATTTGATTTATCTAAATACTTATCTATATCATTGTTTTTATTATATAATTCATTTGCTATTGAGATTATTTCATTTTCAATCTTAACATAATCATCTCCTGCCGATTTTTTGACTTTTTCAAATAGTTCTTTTTGAGTTGAATTCAATTTATCGAATGGATACTTTAGTCTAGCCTCCTCTTTTAAAAAATATAATTTTGACAAAAAAATGGTATCGACTTCTGTTCCAAGATAATAATCGCATATAATATCATTTATAATATACTCAATATCTACATTAGCTGTATAAGTATCCATATTTCGATCGCCTCTTACCATAACTCTTTCTTTCCTATCGTACAAACTCTTCAAATCATCATAACTACAATTTTTATCTATTGCACTAACAAAATCATATTTTATACTTTTAGGAATTAACACTTCTGTTTTTTCAAAAATCATAATTATTGTTGCTTTTACAAGAACAGCTATAGCCAATAACAAAAATATAAATGCAACAAAAGAAAATCTAAGCATTATATCACGCTGTACACTATTAGTCATACTAGGAGGAAGTAGTTTCTTATCTAACCATTCTTTAAATCTCATAGCTAATATATTTTTTTGCAAAAATACACTTTTTAATTAAATACAAGATTATTCAGCATAACTCCATTTTAATTTCGCATATTTCAAAAATTGTTCATTTTTACAAAAACACATTGCTATTTTATTATATTCCATTCACTTTCCATAATTACGTGTTCACACTTATTGCACCTATGCAAATAAGTTGGAAAAGGGGCTGTTGTATAATCTTCAACTGCTATCTCTATACTACCACATTCCGGACACTCAATACTTACTTTTTTGATACCGGGATAGTCCCAGAAAGATAGTTTCCCTTTTACATTTTCGATAGGTTCTTCATAAATAATAGGATTAGCTAACACCCAGTTATAAACTTTTTTTCGGCCCAGATAGAAGAATGATTCTGTACACAATCCACTATCTCAATGCTACCGATAATGGAGCCTGTACAAAAACTAAAATCTTTCCACTCTTTGTTTTCCGGTAATGCCAATAACTGCTCATTGGTAAGTATTGAATCATAGAAATTATCGTAATTCAAAGGTTTACCGCTTGAATGAATCAGTACCCTCTGTCCTAAGTATTTCTTAGGACACGGCCAAGTTCGGTTCTCGATGTTTTTAATACCATGGACTATTAAAGAAGCCCACGGTTGTTTTATTGCTATTGCTTTCATTGTTCCAAACTTTTTTTGTTGCTACTTGTTTAATTAAAAAATATATTATATGAGAACCAAATTACTACTTACGTTATTCTGCATATCATTATGCCTTAACATTACTTCATGTATGTCGGTGAGTGTTCACCCACATAAGGATAAAACAATTCCTCTAGGACAAATAAAGAAAGTGACAGGCAGTAAGTCTGCGAGATATTATGCTCCGGGGCACAATAAGTAGAATCGTTATTATTTCTGTTTTGAGGGTTAATTCCACTTGGTTACTGTTGAAAAGTCACAAGGGGAATTGAATCTATTAGTTAATATGTATGCCGCCTTGTACTGGTTCCTCAAAGTATCACCGTGGAATACGATACCGGATATTCCCCTGACAGCCAGATTAAATAAAAGGAAAGGTACTGTTTTGTCTGACAACTCACCGCATACAATCAAATGGTCGTTAGGCTTGTAATCTAAGAAACTAATACTATTCCGGTGATTGTACCAATTTGAAATGAGCATTCCGCCTGTTCCGGCTGTTGGCTCATAGGTTACGCCCGTATCAGAACCTAATAATTTAGAAACCAAAGTTGAAATACATTTAGGAGTGAAATCCTGCTTGTTGTTCTTTCGGTCAGCATGTTCATCTTCAAAGTATTCATGGAACCAATCATAACTGACATCACATTTGAAGTAGTCCAAAAAGTCTTTGAATACCTTTGTCCGTTCTTTTTCCTCTCCAAACAAAAGACTCATTATCCGTTCCGGTGCCTGATAACTGTCTGTTATTCCCAACATTCCATTTATGTCAGATAATATATTTCTCATGGGATAATTTAATTTCGTCATTGGTTGATTGTGCATAGATAGTAGTTGTCTCAATGCTCTCATGACCTAGCATCTTCTGTACCTGTTCTATTGGCATTCCTCGTTTTAGGGCTGTAGTTGCCGCTGTTCTCCTAAGTCTATGTGGATGTACATTGGATATACCCGCCTTTTTCCCTAGATTCCTTAGCATGATTTCAACTGCTCCCTTGGATATCCGGGATAGTTTATTCATATCTTTTATCTGCTGGCACATTCCCTCATAATCAGATAAAAATAGGGCTTCTAAATCATCTGTTCTTGAATCAACATATTCCTGAAGAGCTATTTTACAGCGAGCAGACAAGTAAACAGTTCGATACTTACGCCCTTTTCCAAGTACATCAATCTGCCCATTTTGCCAATCTACATCACCGAGATTCACATTTACCATTTCGGATACGCGACAGCCGGTGGAAAACAAGAATTCGATTATAGCCTTATTCCTTTTTGTCCTAGCCAAAGACCTTAATCTCTCCATATCATCCTCACTTAATGGCTTCTTCAATTTCTTCACTTGTCGCACCCCCTTGATTCTAAGCATTGGATTCCTATCAAGTACACCTTCTTCTGTGCACCAAGTAAAGAAGCTGCTCAAAGTTCTTCGAATGTTGTTAAGAGTATTATCACTACATTTATTAATCTTCTTATAGGCTAAATAGACACGGACATCATCGGTAACGATTTCCTTGATATGTTTTCCTACATGTAAGATAAACGCTCTTAAAATGACACGATAATAGTCTAATGAACTTTGGCATAATCCTTCCACGGCTTTGGCTATGAAGAATTTACTGATAATTTGAGAATCGGAATTATCATATACTACAACGGACGTTTCCTTTGCCATTATATCATAATTCCTTAGGCAGAAAGATACCGAATCAATTACTGTCGAAATTTCTTCATTGGGTATCTTATCGTACAAAGTATCACGTATTTTAGTTAAAACATATTCTTTCATAATGATTCCTTTTTGTATTGCTTAAATATATTTATCCAATTCCTTTTCTAGCAATTCTCCATCTATTTCAGGAAACAGTCTCAAAACTAAGTCCAAAGATTTGCAATAATTGTTACTGTATTCTTCAGTATCCATTAATCGAAGTACCATAGAACAAAAGATACTTTTTGTGTCTCTTAATTCGCCTTTCATCAGCAACTTTGATAGTTCGATAATTTGACTAGCAGGATTATGAAATTTTCCGTTTATATATTGAAAAATTATTCTTCCTTCAAATTGGCATATTTCACAATCTAGTTCACAATCAATGTACTCTATTTTACTATCCATGAATTCACAATAAACACATTCACTATTAGAAGCAAATAAAATTGCAAAATCATAGATATCATCACTATTACCTACAATTATTGAAGTAGATTCAAGAGTTTCCGAAACACCATTATTACACCTTGCATCTTCAATAAGTTCCCTCACATATTCTTGAACTTTTGTGATGTTCTGCTCTATTAAATCTTTTTTACTCATAATTTCAATTCAATTAAGTTCGATTATTTTTTTGCAATATTCTCCCAAAAAGCAACGCCTTCAGGAGTACCATTAAAAGGGAATGAAATAGCTAGAAACCGATGAAAACAGCAATCAACATCTAACAAATTGTTCATCCGCTCTTCATTTGTCATTGAGAAGTCAGGACACTCAATATTAAATGTCTCATTTGCTCTTTCTGTATTATATTTCCATTGATTGAAAATACCCATTCTTTCTAATTTTTCTATTTTTTCATTCCTCTTCATGTTGATTGACTTTTAATGCTTTACGTCTATAAAGATAATCGTTATTGACAAGTTTAGCAAACAGAAACTTCGCCATTTTAACGCCATTTTACCCGGTCTTTTTCTTCAACAATTCAAGTATTATTCTCTCACTCTCTCTTAATCCATCAAGGTAGCCTTTTGCATGTTCACCGGCATTATACACTATAAAAGAGAGGAACAACAAAAACAGTCCGAGCGAACGATGCCAGTATGGAAGTTGGACTGTGAACGGCTTGATTGTTATAGACAAATGCCCTACATATAACAGGAACACAAACAAAATCACACATGAAATAATTGTTGTTTTCAACTTAATCTGTAAACAAATTAAGTTGAGTTGTAAACTCGGGTTTATAAATTCTAAACTTACGGCTAAAGAAAGTCTCAAAGGCTGTTACAATTTCAGAGATGGTATTATCAGTAATGCCTAACAACTTGTCATCGGCAACTATAAGGGACAAAGCCTTGTCAAGAGTCATCCTCTTCTCAATAAACAGGGAATATACCAAATATCTATGAGTGTATTCTCCTGCCTTGAGTGACGCCACTTCTTCAGGTGTAGCCTTTCTCTTGTATAGCACTTTGTACCAGTGCGTTTCAGCAGTACGAGCACGCTTTTGTCTCGGTAACAAGTCATAAAACACAGCTATTTCATTCCTCTTAATAGACTTGTGTTTTTTACGAACTCCATACATTACGTAGGGAATATCCCAATCTGGATGGGTTCTTCGATATTCAAGCTCTCTCTCCCGGTCAATAAGGTCTTGCTCAAAGTCTTGTTTCATTAACCATTCCTCGAACCAGGCAGCAAGTGCTTCTTCTCGATTATAATAATCTCTTCCATTTACACATATGGGAATCATAATAACTCTTTCTATTGCATTTCACGTTTAAATCTTTCCTCTAAATCAAAAATGGTTTCTCCACTATTACGCCGATAGGGCCTATCGGTATTTAACTGAAGTTCTTTCAGCTTTTTCCAATACCAGGGAAGGTACAAGTACATATTCTTCAACTCCTTCAAGTTCTTATTTCCACAACACCAGCAACTCACACGATCAAGTAGCTCATATAGCCTTACTCCATCCTCATGCCAAACAAAGCCTTTTGTGTAACAGTACTGGAGTGCATCTGCTTCAGTAATGCCCCAATCACGAAGTGGTAAAACCCGATTTGGTCGTTTTTCCTTTTCAAAGCGATGGGTCTCATCGGCAGCAATACCGACATAATCAATTCCGTCTTTTGTGTGAGCTTTCAATGCACGAAGTTTTTCACTCGTTCCCCACCGGCATGTTCCCCCACACCAACTATATCCTTTTTTATGGATAATATTGGTCCCTCTTTTCTTAACCGGCCTTTCAAACATTGTCCAAAGAAAAGGTTGCTCCGGATGCAGTTCTGTATATTTAATGCCAAGTTTTTTAAGAATTGGAAGAACAGCATCACGAGTGTTATAGATTGCCTGAAATTCCATACCTGTATCATAGAAAACGACTTCATCCAACTGATATCCTTTATCTATTAGCATGAAAAGCATTGCCAAGGAATCCTTTCCAAAGCTGACTGAAGCATAATATTTCATACAAAAAATTTAATAGACAAGTCACTTTTTCTTCTTTGCCCTCTGATTATTAATCTGTGACATACACATACGGCACCAGGAAGTCAACAAATGATATTCCTTACCTTTTCTCACCACTATACGATTGTAGAACCGGTTCAAGTAGAAGTAATTTCCGCAATGGGTACATTTTTTCATTTCACGTCCTGAATCATCTATAATCCGATTACGCGGCTTACGACGAATTAGAGTACAACTTTTACACTTCTCATCAGTTTCGCGGTGCCGCCGGCAATGTGATAAGGATTTTGCTCCACATTTAGCAAACACCTTACAATCTCTACGAGGTATTGATTGACACACATTCATGGCTTCCTCGCATTCAAGAATTTATTTACTACACGAGAAAGTACATCCTCATTCTCCGGCATCAGCCATTCTTTTGCAACGTTCCAAGCAATACTCATAGCAGGATTGAAGTTATCCTTCCTGACTGTGTGATGAGACAAACGTCCTTCAGTGGGCTTCAAACCCTTATCATGTAAGATACACAGTCCATTCTCGAAAAAAGCACAATACTCCTTACCAGCAACGGGCTGAATCATCGGAATAGCAATATTAATAACCCCTAAGAATATACCAGCAGCCCAGTTCGTCAGCGCTAACCTGTCGGCATAACCTGCATCAATAATTCGTTCAATATCATCAGGAGTACCTAAACATGGCGTATGACATTGTTGTTTACAAACACTGCATGAGCATTGTACAGGTACACGACCTGAAGCCCTCATTACCCTTTGTAATGAGGTTTCTTTTGATAATTCTCTCATAGTAAATTATTTGAGATACTACAAATTATTAAACATCGCCCCACAGCTTTACTGCAAGGTCATAATTTTTTTTAGCCTCTTTTACTGCTTTATTGGCATAAGCCATAGCGTATGTATGCTCGCGTCGGTACTTACCGGACTTCAATCCTTCGTGATATTCTTTTGCTTGTTCCAACTTATGTTCGTAGAAATCTATACTTTCCGGCATGGACAAGTTTATCGTATTAGCCCTTTTTTCCCAATACTTCGCAACTCTTTCATGTTCGGCAGCCTTATCGCTAAACTCAACGCTTTTCCCCATATTGTTCCACGCATCATCTATCGCTTTTCTGTGTCGCTTCTCGCTATGATGTCCCACTTTGATAGGCTCACCTAGAGAAAGAAAATCCTTATCTTTATTGGACTTGTTGTAATATTCACAGCTTTTCTGTACAGCAGATGTAGCCCATTCATGACGACGTTCAGCTCTTTGTTTGGCCCACTCTTGCACATTAAAGCCATCAGCCCGTACGATTGAGTAGTAATAGAATCCATCACGTTCGTAAATGAGGTTGAAAACAATACATTCATTTTCTTTTCCATACTTGGTGGTAACTTCAATAGTTTCACCTTTTTCGTGCTTCTCATCACACTTTGCCAAAAATACATTTGGCGCAAATTTGTAATACGTGTTCATTTTTTTAATTAAATTGGTTTGACTTATATGAAAAATGATGAAACCACAGCTACTTAGCCGTGGTTTCATCATTAAATAACTTTGGTTGACTGGGTTGAACCAAATCATCGAATAAACCAGGAACACGAGGTTGTAACGCCTTGTATTCTTCCTGAAAGAATTCTTCTTTGGTTCTCCCATGTTTTTTACCCTTTCGTGTATGTACATCGAAAGTGTAATCTGGAATAGGAATAGGGTAACGCCTGACATCATTTATCCACTTTTCTATATCAATATCCTTTCTATCATAGATGAAGTTTTGCAAATGATCCGCATCACGATTCTTTCTACATTCACAAAGGAGAATAACAGCTTTACTGACAAATATCCTCCCTTTGGGTTCAGTAGCAGTCTTGTTTACCAGCTCATGCCCCTGCCACAATGCTTCTATCTCTTTAGTAATGATTCCATAGCAATCTTCAGCACTAATGGTAAACAGACGCTTCCACACATAATCGCGGTACCCACTCGCCCAAAGTTCCAATGCAAAAAAGCCGGCTACCCCGGTGTCGGCTCGCCTAATGGCTTTCTGCATTGCAGAACTCACCTCAAAGAAATCATATCCGCAAACTGTTCTTATAATCATAATTCTAATTTAATGGTTTGACTTTTAGTTTATTACATCAGTAAAATTAGCTAAAAAAGGCGAATATGACAAACAGAATGGACGCCATTTAAACGCCTTTTTTACAGACTATTAGAATTTGAATTTGCATGATATATTATATTGAACGAGCTGCTTTGTTTTGTCTTTCCCATTAGTGGTTGCACTCTTTAGCAAAATACTATCACCAAAATTCTTTTTGATAAAGAGGATAGATTTACGTTCCTCTTCCTGATTCCTTATAGAAGCAAGCCCACCAGCGTTTACAAAAGTGTTCTTTTGCTCAAAATTATACCGCAAATCGGTTAAAACCTTACGTTCTTTGTACTTCATGTAACAAGAAATCCAAAAATCTTCCTTCAAACGTATTTCCTCATTCCACCAAGTGTTTTTGTTATAGATTACTCCATAACTGCAACCGGTTATCATTTTCGAAAGAGAAAGAAAAGCGGATTCATCATACATTACCGGCGATATCCGAGCGGTGAAGCCAAACAGATGTACATCCATCATACTGGCCATCTCAAATAATGACTGAATGATATTGGTTATCTTATCTTTATCCTTTATCCGGCTAGGTTCTCCTTTTTCCACATAAATAGGTTTGCAGGCATGGACATCATCATCAAGCATGAAAAGTTCTCCAAAATGCTTTGCCATCCAGTTACGTTTCGGGATGAGGCCCATAACGTCGTCAGGATGAGTAACAATTTCACATTCCGGGTTAAATTGTTGATATAAGTCAGCTTGACTTTCAGCAACGCAAATGATAGGATCGTTCACCAACTTTTTAGCGAACACCCGGTCATGGCGTTTATGACTTGGTATTACTATCTTGCAGGGCATGGCGAACGTCTTTTATATCAATTACATTGGATTTACTTATTTTCCCGGTTTTGTACGACTTCATGTGCTGCATGTCCAGCCTTTCACGAAGCCAGTTGCTATCTACCTCATTACTTGAGGTGATGATAAACAACTCATGTTTTTCGTCATACTTTGGAATGAGAGGATAAATGGCTGTATCATCCGTGATGGCATCGAAGCGCTCTTTAAATTCATCCTCTTTCTTCTCCGGGGCAAATTCGATGCCCCAATCTTGGAGTTCCGCCTTATTCCACTCGTTTTCCATAACGTCCAAATCATTCTCACCAAAATTGACATTATCTTTAGTGGCATATTCCCTCAACTTCTTAACGGGGGTATCAGGTGCCAGAATTTTACAAGGCAGTTCTTTATAACCTAACTCCTTGCAAGCTCGCAAACGTAAATTACCACAAACAACAATATATCTGCCATGATTGTAGGGAAAAACTATAAGTTCTCGAAGCTCAAGCATCTCTGGCGAATCCTGAATGCTTTTCTTCATCGCTTCAAAGCGGTAATCACGAAAAAAACGTGGATTTTTCGGCAATCCCGTGAGCTGCCCCTTATTAAAATCAAGTAGGCAGACTTGAATAATCTCTGTCATAACTAACTATATTAAAATCAACAACACAAAATCAACAACACAAACAGTCAGTAACAACACCTAATCATTTTTTCTATCATCGAACTCTATCTTATCTTTGATAAGCTGTTCAATGTCCTCACAACCAAATCTTTTTAAATAGGCAACAAGGTAAATTATCATCTCGGCTGCCAATTCTTCATCTTCCGAATATTTAGGAAGATTATCACTCCTATATTTAGAAGCAATATCGAATTTTCTCCAAACGGCTTCAATTCTTATGCTAAACGCTTTTCTTGAGCTATGCTCATTCATCTTAAAGCGCTTCCTCATGATATTCAAGCATCTCTGGGCAAACCTATTCAATGTTATCATATCGATCGGGTTAAATTGTTAGACTATGAATAATCTCACACGATTCTATTAGGTTGGTCTCTGATGCGAAACCAATGAACATATTCTTTATCTATCAGCATACTATTATTTATTTTGAGGGGTCTGTTGTATCTAAATATTTCCTGTACTCTAATTCTGTCTTAGCAAGATTGATTACGGTATTAACCCCTTGGAAAACTTGTTTTGCTTGGCTCACTTTACTAGGATCTTCTTTCACATCCTTAATTTGTTGAAGAACCAAATTCCTCAAATCTTGTAAAATGGTAGGGTTCACTGTAGACACCTTATTCAACCGTTCATTAGCCAACACGACAACTGTGTTTGTTATTGGCCGAAAACGATTCAATTTGGAAGCCAAATCAAACATACTAAATACCAATACTTTGCCATTATTCAAGTATATCTCAACTTCGGTACCATCATCACCGGTACCGTCACAGTAATTGAGAATTACAACTTCTTCATTCTGATAAAGGAATGGTTTATTAACCATTTCTTTCAATCTATCTATTGCTCCATCAGTCATGATTCATTCTTTTTTGTTGCTTTATTAATTTGTCTATTCAAAGCTCCTTTTAGTTTGATTAGGTACTGAACATCTTCCGGATATCGGGCATACAAAGAATTCTCTTTTTTTAATTGTTCAGAACGACTAATCATGTAAAGGTTCTCAATGGAAACGTTTTGCCTGTTGCCATCTTTAAACTGAATATTATAACCAGGGGGGATTTCTCCATTATGCTCAATCCATACAAGCCGATGTTTAAGTTCAAAGACATTCGGTTCGGCAGTTTTCACTTCAATGTAACCGTCACGAGTTATGCGTTCATAACCGACTGGTTTATGATTTTTGGGGACATGTCCTTTCTTAAATCGAGTAGCTTTCGTTTTTGCTAATTGTTCCTCTGACATATATTCCGTTTGCTTACGTCCCTTGTTCATCGGTTGGTGGCCTTTGGGAAAGAAGCTTTTAGAAGCGCATTGAAATTTAAATTCTTTAGATTTAAAGAGCCGTAATTTAAATGCAACTCCATTTACAGCAGAATAAGTGGTACCTAATATCTGTGCTATTTCCTCATTAGTATGATTGGGATACAACTTTTTCAATTTATCAAGTCTCTCACTATTCCAAAACGAGATTCTCGGAGAGCGCCTAAGTTTTCGAATCAAGGCCTTTGTTTTAACAGCACTAAGTGTTTTATCAAGACGCCTAGCAAGTTCTTTTAAATCAGCAGTCGGGTACTCACTGTCAAGTATAGCAAGTTGTTCGCCAGTCCACGTTTTCATAAGTGCGTCAATAAAGAGAGGAAACCACTAGGCTTCCTCTGTGTTATCGTTATTTAGCTCTTTCAGTCTTTCTTTGAGCTTCTTTTCTTTCTTATCATATGAATCCGCAAGTTTCTTAGAGAGCGCTTTGAAATCATCCGGATATTGTTCTGCAAAAAGGATTTTCTGACACTTTTGCAAATAGGAGTAGAAATTCACATTATTCGATGATAAGCATTCAGCAATAAAGGCTCTATACCATTGGTGTCGGTCAGCTTGGTTGTTTTTGACATAATTTACAAAATCACTCTCACCATTCCATTTTTTCAAATTCAGTTTTTCAAGATAAGTACTGCTACAACCGCTAAGAACCAGCACATCAAAAACAAGTTGTTCATTTTCAGAGAATTCTTTTGTTCTCTGATAATATGTTTTCTCTTGCGCCCACTTACGCATTTCTTCAGCAGACTTCTCCTTGACTATATCCTTCGCTCTTTTTAATTGGGCGTTTATTTTTTCCCTTTCTATCTCTTTTAGATCGGCAACGGCGGAAGTAGAGGAAGCCGTTTCTTTTCTAACATAATAGAAACTAACGTTAAATTCGGGAGAATAATGTCCAAAAAATGAAAGACAACGATAAACTTCTCCATCTTCAAGCATTTTCAAAGTGCGTTCATCATCTTCTGAATACCAGCACTTACATCTAAAGATTTCATCAGGATCAACTATTTCAAATCCAAGTTGTTTAACAGCTTCCAAAGTTTTTTCATAGAAAACCTTTCTATCTTCTCCCCAATATGTATCGGAACGTCTAGCGATAATTACTGTTTTTCCAAATGAAAGAGGTTCGCCAACTTTAACAAGATGTTCATATTCTAGTTGAATTTTCCGCGTCACATAAGCAATCTGTTTTTTCTCATAGCAAGCAGCATTGATACATCTAGCATCCTTACTATTCATTTCATAGAACAAACAACCATGATTACACGTATTATTCTCACATTGAGAACATGATTTAATATCGGTATTTTCCCAATTATCGGAATCATCTTTAATCCAAGGTGCGTTACCAAGCTCCATGAAAGAATTACTCACAAATTCTCGAATCATAGCAGTAGTACATTGTTCTTCCTCCTCCTCATGAAACTCTTTTTGAGTATCTTCATCCAATTTAGAAAGAATCATAGCACCGGACAATGGTATATCTCCATTTCTTACCCGCTCTTTTAGTTCAGGAATAAGAGAATTCAATTTAATACGGTCAAAAACAAACCGGGTAGACTTTCCTATTTTAAGAGCGATATCTTCCAAAGTTCGTCCTTTTTCAGCCAACTGCGCAAAGGCAAAAGCTTCTTCGATGGGATCAACATCTTTTCTTTGAAGATTCTCGGTAATCATCGCTTCAAAAGCCTCATCATCTGTCATTTCTCTGACAATGCAGGATATTGTCTGAAATTTTTCCGACTTTTTTCGATGGGCTTTGATTTTTGCAACATTCGCTTCATCTTCCTTTGCTTTCAAAAGTGACACAGCCCGGAAACGACGCTCACCGCAAACAATTTCGTATGTGTAAGGTAATGGGGTAACATCTCCGGTTTCTAGGTTAGTCATCTCCTCGGATTTAGCAACTCTGACAGTGATAGGTTGCAATAAACCTTGCTTTTCAATGTTGCTTGCAAGCTCTTCAAGAGCTGCTTCATCAAAAGTCTTTCTCGGATTCAAAGGAGAAGGACTGATAAGGTCAATTCTAATGTTTTGTACTTCCATAATTTAATTATATTGGTTTGACTTTTAATTCATTACATCAGTAAAGTTATCGTAAAATGACAAGTTATGCAAACAGAAACTTCGCCATTTTAACGCCATTTTCATGCGGGCTTATTACGTATTTGAATGAAGCCACGTTTTTCCGTTTCCCGAAGCAATTCCATATCTTCCTCACGGATATAACAATCCGTTTCACCATTAACAGTTGTGTGATTAGGAATACCAAAACGCTCCCGTATTCTTCTTTTCACTTCAGGAATATCTTCAAGTTTGATATGCCTAGTGTTCCAGTAAATTGTCACCTTCTGCTTCTTGTTTGCCATATTCTCTTTTGTTTAGATAAGAGATTATTTCATTTGAGAGACTTAACGCTTTAGCAGCTTCTTCATCTCCTTGCTCAACTCTAAGTTTGAGTTCGTTCCGGTATTCTTCATACGACAAGCCACTTGTAAAACTCGTTTCCCCTGACAATTTAGCCTTATGAGTATTCCATGACTGATTATCAGCAACAGCACAACGTTCTTTGTTGTATTCACGAAGCCATCCCATAATGATAGAACCATCAATACGATTGTAATTTTCACCATATTTCATTTTCATTGCATTCTTGAAACACAGTTTAAAATCATCAGTTTTCATATAGGGATATTCTTCAATGATTAAATCTACTGTAGTAGCAACTTGGGTAGCAGACATTGTATTACTGACATTGAAAAACTCCAAGGCATCAGCTATCAATATGACCAGCACTGCTCTAGCCTGTGGTTCACCAAACTTTCTTATGATAGTGCCAATAGAAGGTTCATCACTTTGAAATACATCTTCAACCTTCTTTGGGCATAGAGCTTTGCAGTAGTTCTTCGGCGAGGTCCGTAAGACTGCTAACCGATTCTCTTCTTGTGGCCGCAGTATCAGTTCGTTTTCCATTATAGTTACCTTCTAAAATATTTGTAAATTTTGTAGGCAAGAATATCCAGTCAAAAGTGCACCTCCAATTTTTATCGTTTTGTCCAAGCAAGAAAGGACTGTCTAAAACCAATTGGAACACATCGAATATAGCTTGCTTCCCGTATTGTGCGACACGTGCTTTAATAGCTTTCTTTCGTTTTGCATCTATGGACTTTATAGCAGGAAGTTTACCTTTAAACGTGGAATTAAAATAATCCATTAGCCCACCCCAATCAATCTTTTCCTCGGGGAACAAAGAAAGCTCGTCTTTCTTTGATTCTCCTTTAGGAGAAGTTTCTTTCTTTTTTAAATGAGAATCATTATCATCTACATAATCATTATCATATTCATTATCATTATCGGGTTTTGTGGGTTCTTTTGGGTTTCCAAATAACCCAGTGGGTTTTGTGGGTTCTTTGGGTTCTTTTGGGTTTTCACTTTTCGGACGTCCCCCCTTAGAACCATTGCTCTTATTCCTTTCCACAATAGACATATACTTTTCAGTATCCCTGTCTATATCTATCTTTATAAAGTTGAAAGCAATATTTGCCATAGGTTTCAACCCCCGAAGATTTCCCGTTGTCGCATACTCAATTATCTCCAGCCTGACATCATCCGGCAAATCCTTGATTGCTTCTCTCCACCCTTTATAAAAGATGAATGAATTTCTTTCCATATTTTAAGGGATTATACTCCGATTAGTAATAAAACTCACAGACCTTTTGCTTCCTTCAGTTTTTTCGCTTCTTCCTTGTAATGAGTAATCAGCTTTTCTAATTGAAAGTCACTAAATTGCTTAGTAACATTTTTCTTGGCTTCCAGGATCAGCACATTTCGTTCACCATACTTGGCAACTAGACGTCTGCGATAATCCTGAATATTTCCTTCCATGAAGCGGTTACAATGTGAACATTGAGCATTGCAGTTCATTTCATCAAAGCGAGTACTCATGTGTTGGCGGTTGATGTAATGACCGCAATCTGCTTTATTGAAAGGCTTTATTTTACCACATGAAATACACTGAAAATATCCATTAGGCATCGTATCACGATAACGGATGAATAAACTAAATATTCTGTCTAGTTTATCGACAAGATCAGGTTTCTTCTTGACCTTAACACCTTCTACCTCGAAAAGAGGCTTTTTCTTTTCTTTCTTCTTGTAATTTCTCCACATGATAATTAAAATACTACATTGGTTAATTGACGGCCACGACTCATTATACACCATTTTCCCTTTTCAGGCTGTTCTATGCGTAACTCTTCAACACGCCCAAAACGCCGGAAATTCCCACTCAAATCAACAACCCAACCCTCTTTACCTTGGCAGGGACGAATAACACGACCGACCATTTGATAATAGAGGGAAAGGGATTTGGTTGGACGTGCAAGAACAATCGTATCAAGCTCCGGGTAATCGAATCCGGTTGTAAGTACTCCGACATTAGCAACAACTTTTATTCTTCCATCTTTAAAACCTTTCAGAATTCGTGCCCTTTCCTCCTTTGGAGTAGAACCGCTAACGATCGCACAATTAGGAATTTCGGAAGCCAGTTTTTCAGCTTCACGAATAAACCTCGTGAATATTAAAATACCTTTGCGTGGTATGCCCGATTTGGGGTTCAACAGACGTTTTGTCCATCCAACTATATCTTTGTATATGTCCACACGTTCAAACTCTTGCAGAAGACTTTTTTCATCGTAATCTGCACCAGTAGAATTAGTCCTGACTCTACTTAAATCCAACTTTGTAATATCATAGTATTTCAAACTTGCGAGAAATCCTTTAGCAAGCAGTTCACTCACCTGACAGTGATAAATAACATCAGTGAAAACCTTTGGCCGGGTACGAGTTATAAATTTAAGCATAGCACCACCTCTTCCTGAACATAATCTGTAAGGAGTCGCTGTCAGCCCAATAACTTTCCTTTGCTCATCTTCAAAGAATTCCTTATACATTCCTTTCTCCGGATTCACTAAATGACATTCATCAATCAGAACGTGCTTGAAATGTTTGAAGAAACTCATGTGTTTCATCACACTACCAATCATAGCAAACGTAATACGATTGATATCCTTTCTTCCGGCAGAAGCTGAATAAACTCCACAATCGAATATGCCGTATGATTGAAGTTTCGCAAAATTTTGTTCGAGTATTTCCTTGCTAGGCTGGAACACTATCAGCGGCCCGTCTATCCGTGCAGCTATATTGGCAATGACAAGGGACTTCCCGGCACCAGTGGGAAGAACTATCACGTAGTTTTTCTTTTCCTTGGATTTAAAAACGCTGACCGCTGCATCACTAGCACTTTTTTGGTAGTCTCTTAACTGGTATGTCATAATTTGATGTGATATTTATGAACTTTCGAATGACAGTCACCACAAAGGGTAACGAGACAATCAAGATGTTCAAGCTCATGACCAACGATTGATTTTCCGTTAACCCTGTATGTTTTGTGGTGAATCTCTAAATTAAAGTCTTTACCGCACATCTGGCATTTATGTCCGTCCCTAATACGAACTTTACGCTTGGCTTCTTCCCAATCTGGATTATTCACAAGCCGCTTCACATAGTTGGACTTCCTGCCTTTTTTGTGCTGCAATCTACTCATCGTCTTCCGGTTCTTCTTCAGGAAGTTTATCAGACAGGTCTTCTTCGAACTTGTCCCCATAATCTTCTGTATCATCAATAGGACGTTCTACTTCAGGATATTCAATACCAAACAAATCAAGCATCGCTTTTCTGTTTCGATCTTCCTGTGCCCAAAGAGAACGTTTGTCCCAATCAGGAATTTTTTCAGCTTTCACAAGCTTAAACTCACCGTTCACCCATGAATAATACAGGAAATATCCATCAAGAGCAAACCGGATCGTATTCTTACTTGAAAGATGATACTCCCTCGTCCCCTTTTTGACCTCGGCAGCCAGGTCTTTAATTTCAGTCTTAATAGAAGCTAACCTGTCTTGTGCATCACTCTTAATTTTCTTTGCACGTTCAATGGCTTCCAACAGTTCACGTTCGCGTTTGGGGACCTCATTCTCTTGCTTGATGCAATACTCTTCACGAATTTCGGAAATCTCAAATTCATCCAGTAAACGTTGTGTCACCTCACTTTCAGGGAATGTAGCATTGAAATGCTCATTCACCAACTTTATCAATTCATCTACATTCGTAGAACCCTGAAATAAAACAGGGGGAAATTTTTCCCGAATAGAATCGGGAACTACAAACTCGATTGACTCGGGTTCGTAGTTTCTCAAATTTGCAATCATAAATTATAAAAGGATTAATTAGTACCGGTTTTGGTACTCATGAATAAAATCTAAGTAATGCTGGTCTTCAGGCAATGGAAGTGTAATACCAAACTCGGTGGCCGCATCTATTTTCACGCTTTCCATGAAATTATGCATCTCTAAAGTATTAAGTTTACTTGTTCCTCGCACAATAGTTTCCACCTTACCATTCACATGAACCTGTTTCACAAGAAACTTCTTACAATACAAGTCATGTATATCCTGAACTCCAGCAGCAGTGCTCCAATACTCTTCACCTGTGTATTCACGCAAACAGGCACCAATACACTGAAACCATTTCCACATGAGAGCATTTTGATTTAATGTTCTCGGCTGTGTTTTTTTCTTAATGGTTACAGTGTATTCTCCATTACGAAGTGTGCTGCACATGAACTCGAAAGACTTATCCATTTGGATTTTGCCATCTTTCTTCGTCAATGTTGCTTCCATAACCTATCAGAATGGCAAATCGTCCTTGGTCGGTGGTGGCGGTGGCGGGCACTCATTCACCGCACTTCGAGTCTGATTATTGGTGTGTTCCGGAAGAGGTGGCGGTGGTGGCGCTTGTTGAGGCTTAACAGAAAGCATCTCCATATTATCAACAAAAAGTTCTGTAATATACCGTTTAATTCCTCTGCTATCATCATAACTCCGAGTTCTTATCTTTCCTTCCAGATACAACTTGTCTCCCTTATGGACATACTTCTCAACAACATCGGCAAGACCACGCCAAACAACAATATTATGCCATTCAGTTCTTTCAGGAACCTGTGTTCCATTGGCAAGGGTATAACCTTTTTCAGTGGTGGCAAAGGAGAAAGTGGCCACTTTAGAACCAGCTTCCAAAATTCTAATATCGGGGTCTTTGCCAACATGCCCGATAAGCATCAATTTATTTAAACTCATGATTTATCCTCCCTTATTGTTACACGGATACTATCAGCTTTAGGAACTGTTTTGATATACTTAGAATATAATTCCGGATAGTCAGCCTGAAACTTTTTAGTATCAAAATTGTCACTCGTAGAAGCGGGTGTATAACTAACTCGCAATCTTCCGGCATCCCATGACTTGACACCATTCTCACGCATAGCAGTTTTCAATTTTGCCTTATAATCTTTCTGAATCTTGGTTAGATCTGCAAGTTCTTCCTCAATCCCGATTATAGTATTTACAAGCTGCATTGGAATAAGTAACTTGTCATCATCAGGGGCAGGAACGGGAAGATTGGATAGATATTGCTCACCCTTCTTCTCGCATTCCATTAACTTCTTGACTTCTTTATCAGACTTACGACTAATTTCAACAAATTCATGTTTATTACCACGCAACCAAGTGCTAAACAATTTATCAACTTTGAGTAATGGATTTTGAAGTTCAAAGAAATAAGCATAGATTGACAACTGCCAACTTAAATACTCCTTATCAAGATGAAGGGTAGTTTTGATGTCAACAAGACTAATTCTACCGGCTTTCTCCCAAACACAATCTATATTCGATGCAAAGTATTCGTTATCAGAAACGGTATATTCATTGGCAAGCGCCTTATATCCGGCATTTACCCTCATTCTGATATAATTCTCTGCTTCAATACTTTCAGGAGGTAAGCCTGTTACATCAGCAAACTGGCATTGAGCATGAATAAGGCTACCCTTCTCTGCAGCTCTCTTCAATACAAAATCGGGGACATCTTTATATTTGTCAGGGAACAACTGCCGGCTAATCATACCGGTTATACCTTGCAACTGTTTTTCACCGAGCATATAAGTGTGGTTTTCCTCATTGAAAACCACACTGGATTTCACTAATTCTATCATTATTATCAATTTCTAGGAGGATACGTTTTCTGCATGTCAATAGTTATGTTTCTGAACTCCTTATTATTGTGAAGTTCGGGATGTTCAGCCCAAACTCTCTCAAGCTCTTCGCGGCTTTTAACACCAGTCATTTGTTTAATTGCACGATCCAGGTCTACACCAGTATATACTTTGCCCGAAGCGTTTGAAGCAGAAACATTGGGAGCATATACTTTTTCCTTTGTATTACCATAAGCAAAACGAACGCGGTTTTTATTGTCCACAATAACAAGTAAAATAATCTCCTTTTGCTCGTTATAACCAATCTCTTTTACACTGAATTTGGTGTATAGAGCAGGAGAACCTGTTTTGCTCTGATATATTTCATTTTTCTCAAGTGGAATCCAAATGAAAGGACCCGTATAAAGTTCACGCCCAATTCCCCAGTTAAATCCTGCACGTTTAAAGGCGTCCGAAGCCTGCCCTTTCTCTTTTTCTGTGCTAGATTCTGTCCCAACATCCTGTTTACTCACCCATTCCTTCTTTTCATTATCCCAAATGGACAACGTACAGAATAGATTCCCATTAACGACATCATGGTGCCGTTTCCAGTTCATTTCTCCGAACACTTCATCAAGTATTCTCATGTCTACTCGAGCATCCTTGTATAATAGCAAGGAGCAGCCCGAACCGTCCGGTTTCATAGTACCAACCCTACATTCAATTTCAGAAGCTAGAAGCGGTCTGATAGAATTTTTCTTCTTCTCTTCATTCTGAACCGTTGATACAGTGTTTTTTCTCGCTGTCATAATTCTAATTTAATGGTTTGACTTTTAGCTCATTACATCAGTAAAGATAATCGTTATTGACAAGTTTAGCAAACAGAAACTTCGCCATTTTAACGCCATTTTCAGGTAGTAAAAACTGCCTGTACGATATTGTACAGGCAGAAAAATAAGAAAATGAATAATCCAATGTACCTTATGGAACGGCTACGCTTTGAAGGGTGTACGGCTCCCTGATTTATACATAATGTAAATGCTAGTGGACGGAACCGGAGTCGAACCGGTCTCACGGAATATTGGTGCACCTCACCGCAGTTTCAACCAACGATATACATATCCGCCCGATTAATTAAAAAGGTGCACTATCTTCACAGACCATACACCCCAATCACAAACACAAAACAAAACTCATGAACTACTATAATTTAATTAGGATCAGAAGGGTGAATGGCGTGGGGATCGAACCCACATCACGCATATCTGCGTATGCTGCCAATTACACCAGCCATCCGTTTTAAGTGAACTATTCTCACGAACCATTCACCTAGAACACAAACACAAAATAAAACACGACATTAACTATTAAATAGCACTCTCACGAGCTTCTTGCTTCCGGATAGCCGTTCAAAGCACACCGGAATAGTATAGAACAATTAAAACTCAAATAACAGGGGCTTTAACCCTACAGCGTCCTTTTCGCTGGCAACATTAGTTAAACATAAAAAGAAAAATTCTCTGTGAAGGAACCCGGACTCGAACCGGGATGATAGATTACCTATGTATGACTTTCTTCAATCTATCTGCATACTTGCGTTTACCAATTCCGCCATTCCTTCAGGTCGTAGCCAGACGCTTCCGGCTACATTGATTGTATATATAATGCAAATATATTTTCACCCTCACGGGTTACTTAACTCTGATTGAGTTGAGCCGGGAAACGGATTCGAACCGCTGACCTCATGTAGAAACATGCGCTCTAACCAACTGGGCTATCCCGGCAGATGCCCGGCGAACCGGGCTAAATAAACATGACAAATACTAAAATTAAGCAATGCAGACCTTCACAGGCTATCTTTATTTTGTTTCCTATCTTCGTAGTATCGAAAACAGATATAATTCACTGATACGACAGTCACCAATACAAAAGCAGCAATAAATTCTTTCTTGCTAACTTCAATGCTATCTATAAGATACAGTGTTGTCCATAAGGCAATGAACATCATGGCATACTGTATCACTTTAATCTTTTTCATTTCTTCCGTTTTTTAGATTTAACTTTCCTTCCCGCACATCGGCAATGAAGTAATACTTGAGCAGCATTACAATGCCACTTGCCGTTTTGGACATTAGTGGGCTTATCACTTTCAATCTTACCCGCTTCTATAAGATTCATCAATTTCTTTTCCCCACCTACGTAATATGCAGACTTATCTTTTCCGAATGTCTCTGTAGAAAACAGACGGAGAATATTATCTAGCAATATTTCAGCCATTTCACCCCTAATAGTTTCCATAGCCTTATATTACTTACTCAACCCGTGTAACTGTAACAATACCACCGTTTCTATCAGACTTAATCCCCCATTTTTTATCAGGCTCCTTCTCCTTTAGCCTGTAAGAAGTCAGATTCAAAAGATACGCCCTTTTGGAAATGGGAAAGTCTTTTTTGTCATCAATCTCCATTTCACGGAGAATGCACATAATACTCTTTTCTTTTTCCATACTGATTGATTTTAAAATAAAAGCTCCCCCGAACCAATTCGATCGGCAGCATCACGCTTTATTCGGAGGATTTACTTAACTTTGGGGTGTATAATCAAAAATTAAGTAATATGAGAGCAGAATTTTACAAAAAACACGCAGAAGATATACTTTCTAACCTTGAAAGCATACGAGCAACATTTAAAGAATTGGTTGATTCTAACAAGATAGCGCCCAAAAGCTATAAAGATAGTACTCCAGGAACAAATGATGTATATTCATGCAAATTCAAAGAAGTACAAGATGATTTCATCAATCTTGTACATGCTTTTGACCAAGAAATGCCATTTTACCAAAAAATGATGTCAGAACCTCGACCTCGATTTGATTCAGGTTTTTTAGATCATTATTACAATGATGATTGCAACAAACTCAAATCACTCATAGAAAAATTCATTCATTATCTCTCTTTTTATCTCGATTAAACCCGACTTTACAATCTGCATAATCCCGAAAAGCTTTCTGTATCATAGCAGGAAGCTTTTCGGCTACTACTTTAGCTGATTTTATCGGCATATTCTCTACACTTAATGAGAATGTGGCATCTTCCAAATTCTCATTCCTATCGTTTTTAATTGTTACTTGAATCATAAATATGTTGATTAATTAATGGGGCTACTCAATGAGTAAGATAGTCCAATAACCGTTCCCAATCAGACTCATCGCCTGACCCACATTCATCTTTGAAATGAGTGACACACCACAATCGGATGCGCCACTCTTTCAAAGGTGCGTTAATTACAAAAGAGACTGCTTTTTGGTAATCTCCATCGGGTTGCATTTTCTTAACAACTCGCATCTTAATCATTCGGATTAAGTATTTCCAAATAAACTTGGGTAATTTCATTATTGAGTTATTTTCAGAAAATCAGGAGCAATACCATAGAGCGGTGTTTTTCCATCCCATTTATCAATAAACTGCTTATACAGGATTTCTTTAGTCAACCCTTTCGATGTAATAAGAGCCTGTTCCGTTTTCAATCGTTCCAATTCATTTTGTTTCTTCTGCTCTTCAATTTTCTGATCGAGAACAGATATATTGGTATTTACTTCATTGCGACTATCAATCTTATCACGAACAGCTCTTGAAAACTCCAACTGTGCAGAAAAAGTAAGTAATTGTAATCCTCGTTTATCAAACTCTTTATCTACTATTTGCTCCAGTCTCTTTTCAAAAACTAACGAACCACCATCCGCCATCAGGCTATCAGTCTTATGTTTTCGGCTTTCCTCCTTAATAAGGTCATAAATACGAGGTTCCAAGATATTATCTTCCAACGATTGCATAAAGCCATCCTTTCCTGATGGAGTATCGGCTTTATCAATATGCTTGTTGTCAAATACAATATCAATAGCCCTATTTTTCATCACCTTATAGGAATAAGTCGGACGTGCTGTAAACTCCGTATTGTCAGCAGCCTTTAATGTTACTGGCTCTGCGAATTCTCCACGTTGGTCAAACAAAGGAACTTGAAATAGCTCCGTACCCCATTCCCATGTAGATACTTTGCCCGAAACTACCTTAAAATCATCTTTCCCCTGTTTACCGTAATTCTCCATGAGCACACCGGCATAATTAGGAGCAACTCTTTCACACGATGCAAATAAAATAATGGCAATCAATGCCAAAAACAGACAATCAATCTTTCTTCTCATTTTTCAGTGCTTTTATTAATTTATATGTGACAAAAAATATCGTGAACAAGATTACACCCACACCTATCCACGCATTTACATGATTAAATATTCTATTTCCAACAAATAGACCGATGATGAACATCACAATTAGAGTTATGTAATTCTTCATAATAATACGCTTAATATTAATTGATTAATAAATTTCCCCCGTTCCAAGATTATTCGCTAATAAAAAAGGAACGGGGGATTTTCTTATTTTTGTAGAACCAACTTAAAAAATAAGAAAATGAACAAATTTATTGAGATTACCGAAAACGGTAAACGCATCCTTATCAATCTAGGATGTGTTATTAAAATTGAGGACCATAGAAAACAGTGTATCCTACATTTCAATTATTGCTTTCATATCTCTTCTTTATTGCATCCAACTTATCTGAAAATACTTGTAAGGCATTCATTAATATCCGGAACATTCCGTATGTAAATAGAGCACTTACCGCACCGAGGACAAATGAAGCTGTTCTTTCTTCAAAATCACTCAACGTAAATGTTGTAATAAAAAAGTAACACGAAGAAACAATAGAAGCGAGTAACATAAGCACCGCTCCTAATATTATCCCAACTATTACAAACTGGAAAAACCTTGTCATAACTCTATATTCTTTAATTAAACATTGAAGCGATGGGCGGATTCGAACCGCCGACCTCTGCTTGTGGTGCTCTTCCGTTAAGCTAAGAGTATTTCTTGAGAGACTCGAACTCTCAACCATCCACCACACACAGCGCTCTAACCTGCCTGAGCTACATCACCTTTATATACATAAAGCAAATACCTCGATTTGCCGACAAACGTCTAACTGATTTAGTTTTACAACGATACGGCTTGACCATTAACCACAGCATTATATCGTTGAGAAGCCCGCCTACGTCAGTAATCCCTTTCGGCACGTGTCGGCTTCCAAAACACCATTTTACCAATATGTCAAAGAACTCTTCTCTGTTGTTCCCAGTCTCCCTTCAAGGGCAGGCTCAAAGACCGGACTGGGTACCGGATAACCGGCGGTTTGGTTTGACTTTAGTGAGGGTTAGAGAATACTTTGGTTGTTCTTCAAAACTATATCCATTAAGTTTCTTTGCGATTCAATAAATTTCTTCAAATCATCACATTGGGAAACTTTCTCTCTATAAAATCCACGTTCTGATTCTAAATCTCGTTTGAGTTTTTCATTTTCACCTCTCAAAGAGTTGATCAACGCGTCTCGTTCTTCAATCACAGCTTCATATTTGTCTCGCTGTATTTCTAGTTCGGTTCTTTTATCCATTGTTGTATAATTTGATTAATCTCCGACGTAATGTGCACCGTAATGAGTACTATTTGGGTTGTAGTAAGCGGAAGCGGGTATATTAAGATTATTGTACCCCTCATGCCTTGTAGCTTTAGCCGCTTTACTCATTACCTCGTTTCTTTCTGATAAGAATTTATCCGTTCTTGCTTTCATGGCTTCCTGTGAGAAATTTTCTTGAAGTTTAGCAAGTCTCCAAGTAGCTTTCAGAACCTCTCCAAAAGTTTTTCCCTGCTTCTTGCCTGAATACTTATAGGTTCTATGAGCATTTCTCATTATTTCGGATAAATCAAATCTTTTCATGTCTGTCACATTTATTTGGTTTCACATTTGTTTTATCAATCATTTTTTATACTTTTGGAGTATTGATTGATTGATGATGCAAATATATCCTCAAATGTGGATATATAAAAATTTAAAACCTATTTTGTATCCCCATTTGTGGATATTTAACTTTTGATTGATTATGATAAACAGAATTAAAGAAGTAATAACCTATTCAGGGCTATCAGAGAGGGGATTTGCTATTAAGTGTGGATTAAAGCCCACAACTATTAATAATCAACTGATAGGAAAAAGAGAAATTAGCCTTGCAACAATAATAGCAATTTCATCCTCATTTGAGGAAATTTCCGCTGAATGGTTGTTAAGAGGAACTGGTTCCATGCTCATTCAAAAAGAAGAAACAGAACCAGGAATGGACAAATTGAAAAGTATTGTATATACCATAGCCAATTTGCAGGATGAAATCAATGAGAAGACAGTGCTTACCCAACGGCTTTTGGAAGAAAACCAGAAATTAAAGGGTGAACTAGCTATGTTGAAGAATGAAAGAAATATAGGATAAGCCGTGAAAAGGACATATCATAGCATTTTAAGTATGCGCCAAATTGAAACAGTAGAGCCTAATTATTATATAGCTAACACTATAATTTAATTCATACATATGGCAAAAATAAAACAAGATAGAGAGCTTTTAAAAATTATAGATGACTATAAAACTTTCATTAATGCTGAAAAGAGAATTAATGCACCAATCATTGTTTCTGAACCTAAAGGAAATCATGGTACATCTCTTTATACTAAAAAACATCTTCACTCAGAGTTCCACTTCGGAAATACCTTCATGACTTGTGAAGTACGAAATGGAGATAAAACAGATTGTTCATTCCAAATAGTTTCGGATAAATTCAAAAAAGGAGTAGTTATCCGCTATGACAGTGGTGGAGGTACTCATAAAAACGAAGTTCCGTTTATACCTTTAGCTGAGCAAAGTGTTACAACTCCTCATTTTCACAAATATGATGATAATGGATATTTCTTAGCCTATAAAACAGACTTATTGAATAATCCCAAACAAGCTGAGCATTTATTTGACATTGACTTTGGTTTTCCTTACTTTTGCCAAGAAAGTGTGATCTACACTAATGATGAGCATGAATTACCTGAAATACAAGTATTTCGAGAAGGCTATCTTCCTTTCGAAAGAGAAGACAAAGACCCACTTGAAGGAATAAATTTTTAAGAGATGGAAAAACTTATTGAATATATCATCAAATCCTACAATTCTTTATGGAAAATAAAGAAACATGGAAATACTTTTGAGATCATAACACCGATAGCAACAACAAGTAATATCTTTGTTTCCGTCTTTTTAACTCGAAGAGGAGATGATTTTATTGTTACTGATGGTGGTTGGATAGACAGTGGTATGTATGAATGTGAAGCTAATTCTGATGACATATACTATTTCAAACTATTCCAGTATTATTTAGAAGATTATGAAATAGATATTTTAGAACATGCTGGCTATCATTACTATTATAAAAAAATAGAGAAAGCAGAGCTAGTACCAAATATAGTATACGACTTGTCCAGTTTCATTAATGCCGTAGTTAGTGCATCTTTTATCTCTTTTGAAGAAAAAAAGGAAAAAGAACAAATTGGTAGATTTAAAAGGAATGCCACTAATTTCATACATAACCTTGTAGATAAGGAACACTTAAAAACCAACTACTCTATACATGAAGGATTAGCAATTAAATTCAATGCTGTTGTTCTTCGAAATAATAGAATGACGCTTATTAATTACGTTACAGGTTCTAATGATACAAATTTCATATTAAGTTTAGGGCGTTCTAATTTGAATTATGATGCAGTAGATGCACATGCCATCAATAGCCGTATCAATCATAAAATAACTCTAATAGATGATACTACAAAATCTATTCAATCTCCTAAAATTGCTCCTTACTTAAAGTCTATTGAAACCAAATCAGGGCGTACGTATTTAAAATGGCATGAAAAATCCCATTTAAAAGAATTAGTGGAATAAATTACGCTTTATAAATAAAATATGATTCTTAAACAATGATACAAACTAGAAGTAAACACTATATATGGAACTAAAAGAATTTATAAAAGACACAGTTACTCAAATAGCAGATGCAGTAACAGAGTTAAATGGTGGAACATCAAAATATCCACTAACCATTAATCCTATTGGTGATATAGGGAAACAGGATTCAAATTACATAGAGATAGCGTCAAAACATTGTTATATCACAAATATTGAATTTAATCTGTCATTGACAACATCTGACAATAAAGGAAACAATACAAAAGTTGGTGTGTTTGCAAGCATTATAGGAGTAGGTGTATCTTCTAATGAAGATGCACAAAATGGATCTGTAAGCAGAATAAAGTTCTCCTTACCCATGCTTTTACCAAACAAGGAAGTTTAAAATTATTAAGGCAATTTTCCTTCTTTGATATATTTATATGTATAATCAGCCACATTAATGAAAGAACTGGTTCCATTCACTTTTGTGACATAACCAATGCAGCGTTCTCTTAAAGCTTGGTCTTTTTTAAGTTCTCGACGAACTTTACGTTCTTTCATCCATTTTTGGATGCTTCTAAAAAACATTTTCATAAACGCACTATTTTAGTTTGACAATGCGCAAATATAATATTTAAAGTAATATAAAATATGAAATATAGAAATCTTGATAGTACATAAAACATCAAATGGTCGAATTATGGTCGAACCATAAAAAAAAGCAGGACTATATAATTGATATACAGAATATACAACTAGATTTCCAAAAATGTGTCTAGTTTAGTTTTTGTGTTAATAGCTCCCTCGTCGGCGGACGAACTAGGGAGCTATTTTTTTTATTTATTACAGGAA